TTAGATAAATTGGCGGAAATACTCGTTGATTTTGTCGTCACTCTGCTTCTGCATTTTCTTTGTGACATGAGTGTAAATATCGAGAGTGATGTTTATGTTTGAGTGACCGACTCGTTCCATAATGACAGGGAGGTCTACGCCAGCTTCGACAAGCATCGTAATGTGCGTATGTCGAAGAATGTGCGTGCCGCTGACATCGGGTATACCGTATGCTTTGTACATTTTATTAAACACGTTGGCAATTGTCACGGACCGGACAGGCTGCTGGCTTCGTCCGGTGAAGACTAGGTTACACCATTTTGATTTGGGATCACGTAAACCGATCAACTTCTCTTTGTTGTACTGGATCTTCATTTTTTTCAGCTCTTCGGCGAGTTCCTGGTTAAACGATACAGTCCGATTGGAATCTTCCGTTTTTGGTGGCATGAATTCGAAGCCGCCTTCATCCGCTGGTTTCTCAAACAAAGTCTTGCGGACGACCAGCGTGCTTGTTTCCATGTCGATATCATCCCAAGTGAGTGCTAATGCCTCTCCGACGCGCAGTCCTGTAGAAAGCAAGGTGAGGGCTAAAGCGTATGCATTTCTTCTTCCGGACGATTTGACGCCAGTCAAGAAGTTCTGAATCTCTTCTTTTTCAAGATACTTCTTCTTTGCGTTCACAAAAGGGGTAGATGCTTTGTTCGCTTTTGGAAGAACCGTGTCTTTCACCAAGTTCTTTTCAATATAATCATTTTTTGCAGCGTACTCAAATAGCAGGTTCAACGCAGTACGAGTGCCGGCAATATGATGCTTCGAGATGCCAGTATCACGTCGTTCAATCAAGAACTTTTGCAAATCGTTCGCCTGCAGCTTGCTGATCAAATGATTACCGTGTTTTTCGATAAACAGCCGTAAAGCGACTACACGGGTTTTGACAGACGAGGGCTTTACCGTTTCTTTGTAGACTTCCATCCATTGCGCATAGACTTCCTGAACCAACAGCTTGTGCGGCTGACGTTGCTTTGATAACTCGTCTGCAGCTACTTGGACTCTTTGCATGGCTTCTTTTTTTGTGGCACCCCGCCGGGTAATTTGACGTCTTTGGCCAGTCAGGGGATTAGGAGTGGCATCGGTGGTACAGGACCATTTTCCGTTGTTTAATTTGCGACAGTACATGTTCTTCTCTCCTCCCAAATAAGAATATACGTTCTTAATTTAATTAAGATTTAACCCAACCGAATTAAGGTTGGGTTATTGTTTGGAATTGTATTTAACAAAATGTGATATCATATCTATATTTCTAATAGAAAGAAATATAGAATGTAGTATCAAGAAAATCCAAATTGTTGAACAAGATATTAATATCCAGTATTTTGACAATGCTTTCAAGTTAGGGAAAAGCACATCTATCTTTAGCATTGAAGTGAGCAAGACATTAATGATTAAACTAATTACTAAAATGAGTAATTGAGAGATAACCGCGTATGCAAAAAAAGATATAACTGCATCTATTTCTTTTTTTGTAGGATTATTTAAAATTAAGTTTTTTATCTTATTTAACCCTTTTAAATTAGGTTCAGGGATTGCTTTAGTAACGACTTTGTTTTCAGACAAGCTACTGGATGAAGCAATAATTGCTAAACTTGCAGTGTTAAATCCAGCAAGGATCGCAGTAATTGTGATCGTAATGCTATTTAAATCTTGAATTACAATCGCGAAATCTCTAGGAGTTGGGATTAGATACGCAGCAAAAGTAGCGACAATTAAAGCTATAAATAGTGGAGCCACAATATCAAAAATCAATTCTCTTGGAGTGGAGTACTTTAAGTAATTTATCACATTATTTCTTATGAATTTATTATGTTCTGTCTTATTTCTTTTTATCTTAACCTTATGCTTAATCATCTCCTCATTCCCTTCTCTTGCCTACCTACGCTTAATAGATTTTGCTAGATCAACCATTTGAGTGATAATCTTGCTCTGATCCAAAATTCCATTGCTATTTTTAGTAGTTTTTATCGGATAGCTTTGAGGCTTTATTTTAAATTCTGCTTTTAAATCTTTTCCTTCAGCCCTACCTTTAGCCAAGATAGAGTCAATTTTTTCTAAGTCTAATGCATTTTGTACAAACTTCTTCACCTGGCTTATTCCGTTACTTCTTATTGTGTTCTTGAAAGTATACGTCATTTCGGTGACGTTGTTCAAATAATCTTCTTTTGATGCATCATTTTTCGTGAAATGTGATAAAGCGCTATTCACGTCTGCTTTTTCTACAATTGTATTGACGGAAACCGATTTAATGTTCTGGATTTTTGCTAATTGTTCGTAGAACCCTTGGTCATGAATTGTTAATAATGTGAAAATGTGTTCTTTATAAAGTGAATGGGCACTATTTTTCTCGTTAAATTCTGTAACTAAATCTTCTGCTAAGTAATCCCGATTTTTCAGAAAATCAAAAAAGAAATTACGCGAAAAAATTCTGAAAGGGTCATTCTGAATTAAAAACAAACCACTTTCACGATTGATTACAAAGTTAATTTCATTTTTTACACCCTGGCGAGGCTCTAATGTATTTACAATAGCATCTGTATGAGTATCAATAATTTCACTGAGCGTTCCATACTTTGTAGTATGAATTTTGCCTTCCAGAATTTCCGCATCAGAAGATTGTTGTAATGATACTAGATGAAAGTAGTTCGTTCCGTCCAAATGCTTGCTTGCGTCACTCTCTATAACCAATCTTAAAAATTCTTCAAAAAAATCGGAATCATAATAATTATCGATAATTGTGGAGTTATCAATATTTACTACAGGAGTTCCAATTTGAAAAGCATATACAGTAATGGAATGCATTTTTGTTTTAGACATGCCTTAACCCTCTTTCGTAATTCTTTTTATCATATTCATATCTGCTTAATAACAATGCCTCGTCTTATCTGATCCACTCCAACGTCCCCAACTTCCCATGCGACACAACAAACCCATCCACCTTACGCTGAAACTCCAACTCCATCCGATAAGTAGCAAGCTCATCTGTCACCAGAAAGTAATCCGCAATGTCCGAGATCACCACAGGCGCTTCATAAGCGTCCGCATAAACATCTTCAATGAATTGCCCTGGCATCAGCAGATAGGCGGCCATACGCTTCGCCTGGTTCTCACATTTGCCAATAGTGTACTGATCGGCACTCAATTGCTGCTGGTAGTGTGCATACAAATGGCAGAACTCCTCTGCAAGCAGCAGCTTCTTCTCGATCGCGTCCAGTCCTTCTTTCAGAAAGATCGTGCCGCGCCTGCCGCGCTCTTCTGGCAGGGAGAAAGCTTTAAGGCGGGGGATAGGGTCGCTGCCGGTCAACTCCTCCATAAAGGGAGCATCTAGCGGCAGCACGCGCATGCCGTAACGCCAGCAGATGTCATATAAATCAATTTCATCTGGATATGTATAGTGAAAGTGGGAGAGGACCTTTTCAGCCCGTTCCTCCCAATAGTCGGTGTGTTGTCTTAGCTGCATTGAATCACAACCTTTAAAATTCTTCCTCTGTTCTATAGTTAAGATTATTGACAAGAAAAGTATTTCCATTAAGTTTTATGGTGAAGGACTTTGCGTTAGAATAGACCGCGAAACCAACGGCTGCAATTATATTCCCCTCTTTTCGGTAGTATGTTTCAGTAGCTGCGTTTGGAACAGCGGCAATTTCTTTTGCTGTATCACCTCGGTCATCAGTAACTGATATATCTGGGATGGTAGGCGTTATTCCTGATCGTGGATCAATTTCTTTTTTAGAATGAAATTCTAGGAACAAGATGAGTTCCGCGTCTCTTTTACCGTCGGAATTCATACCTTTAAGAACTGAAAAGCTACCGATATATTCACCTGAAACATCTTTTATGCCCAATATACTCGGAATACCTTTTTTCCCAAAATCGATACCAATAATCTTGATTTCCTGTTCTTGAAATTCAACCGAGGGACTATCTACAGACATTACATAATCTTTCAATTGATCGTTTTGACTTGAAGGGATTAATTGAGTTGGCTCAACATTTTCGTCATCTTTAACCGAACTTTCTTTTTTTGGAGATTCGTCGCTTTTTGACACGACAATATCCTTATTAGTTTTTTCGCTCTTATCTTTGGTAGCTTCAGGTGAACCTCCGCATGCCGAAAGTGATAAGGCTACCATACCTCCAGCCGCTGTAATCAAGACTTTTTTTAACACATAGGTTCCTCCTAATCAATTTGTCTCACCTCTACTTGTTAGTGAGATATTACTATGTGAGATATAAAAATAAACACGGCTATAGAAACCGCGAATTAATCAAAAAGCATCAATATTTTCGAGAAACCAATTTTCTATATGAGGTTGAGATTTAGGATTTCTCAACCATTCTTTATAACTCTTTATATCTCCACTAGAATGAATTTCCTCGAAACAATCGGTCATAACATACTCAAATGCATTTTCTCTTTTCTTTTGAAGTGCTTTTTTATTCGGACCGAGTACTTTTGAAATCTTTTCATAAGCCTGCAATATCAAACCCGCTATAAATAACGTGATAAACGTAACTACTATGGCCTTGCCCCACCAATAATCCCATAAAGCTAAGCCTATGATGTATAAGACAAAGAAAGCTATGAAGGTCTTGATTTCTCTAGCGAATAGAATTACAAATATTAGAATCGCAAGAAACAGAAGCATCATGACATTCACCCCCTAATTAATCTTCCAAATCTCCAAACCCATCACCCAGCTCCTCTTCATTATCCTCCAGAAACATCTTCTTCATCTTATACATCTTCAGAAGTTCTCTTACTTTACGTTCTGGATCAGAAGCAAGATCGTGAAACAAGATTGGATATTTTTTCAGTTCGTTGAATAGGATAACATCTTCTTCGGATAATGTTATTTCTCTACCCATTACTGTTTCTGTAAATGAATCGTCTTCTAAATTCTCCTTAGGAATGCCTAACATATCCTCTATAACTTTAGCTTGTTTTTCTGTGATTTTAAAATCGTTACCTCCACGAAAAACGAAAAAGTCATCCTCTGACATGCCTAGTGCTCTCCTGAATTCTGAAGCGGATATACGTTTTTGATTAAGAATTTCAGTTATTTGCGCTGCTCTATGAAAGGGTATTTTATAGTTTTTTTGATTTACTTCTCTATGTGTTGTACTCGAAGTTCTTCCTAAAAGATAGTCAACGGTGACGTTGTGAATATCTGCTATCTTTTTCAGCATTTCCGTATCAGGCTCCACACGGTTATTTTCATAGTGTGAATAGCTTGCCCTTGAAAGGCCGAGCAGCTTTGACATCTCTTCTTGAGTTTTATTGCCGCGTAACAATTTCATTCTTTTGCCGAGAATTTTATTGTCTTCCATGGTTACGTGCACCTCTTTCTACCTCCATTGTAACTAATATGCGATAAAAAATGTATCAATGATAAAATATTTTTCAATAATACTTGACGATAAAAAAGTTATCATGTATATTAGATTTAGTGATAAAAAAGTTATCAAAAAGGTGGTGTCATAAATGGAGCGAAAACTACTCCGAAAATTACGGTTGAAGAATAAACTAACTCAACAACAACTCGCTGACGCTCTTGGTATCTCGGCCGTGTATGTAAGAAAGATTGAGAAGGGTAATGTCAATGCGGGTTTGCCAACTATGCTTAAATATGAAAGTTTTTTCGGTGTAAGTATGAGAGATTTGTTTCCGGATATTTTTTTAGCTACGAATGATAAAAAAGTTATCAAAAATAAAAAAGAGGTCGGGTAGGAGGTAATATCCATGGAGAAAAACTTTTCTGAAGTCCAAAAATCATTAATAAGAAAATATGCACCAGCAACTCTAAAAGAGCTGAAATACGCATCAAAGAAAGAGGTAGTTGCGATTATCATAAGCGAAATCAAAAAATACCAATTTACTGTTTCGGAAGCGAAAGATCTTTTGGATTGGGCCAAAGAAGTCATCGATTCCGAAACAGTAGTGAAAGATTAGTTATTCCTTGTCTTCAGCAGCGGCGATGAGGGCGGCGATTGATTCTTTTTGTCTAGCTTCATCTGAATCAACAGACGCTATTACATCTTCATAACTTTCAAGTAATTCGCGGTAAATCTCGATGTAAGTTTTCAAAACTGGCTCATGACCGGAAAGTCTACTTAATGCAGTTTTGTCATACTTCGCATTAACAAGAGAAATCGCTAAATCATGACAAATGTTTTCTTTATTCATTAGTTCCACCTCCCATCTAGCAATAGTTTACCAGACGGGAGCACAAAAAGAAGTCGGATAGGAGGAATGAAGATGAACCAACAAACAATTCAAAATCTAGTTAGCTTACTGAAAGGCATAAAGCATTCCGAATGGTCGAGGATCAAGCAGCAAGTAGACATGATGTTCAGCCACGAGGCCGCCAAGGTGGAGCTTGGCGACACTTCGCAACTGCAACACAACTTAGAAGTTGAATTCAGGATTCGACGATTTGGAGATACATCGGATTGATTCGGTAGTCCTTTCCTTTGTAATGAATCCAGATGTAATCAAGTTCATACAAAGTATCTTTTTTCTCTCTATTGATAGGACTCCATATCTCCGCACCTTCTTCCCACCAGGTAGAGGGAGACGATAAATTCCCACCCATTTTACAATCGGGATCATCGTTTAGGTTTACCCAATCGCCGCACAAGCAAGCGTAAACGTTCGTAGCCATTATATTCACCTCCCATCTATTACAAGTGTAGCAGATGGGGAGAGCGAGAAAAAAGGAGGAGCTAAAAATGTCAGAAGTAGTAGTGACCACTCAAGCGCAGCTAAACGAATTGATTAGCGCAACTGTCAAACAAGCCGTAAGCGAAGCCTTGCGAGATCGTCAACTACCAATCTTGCTTTCATTGAAAGAGACAGCCGAGCTATTGGGCGTAAGCCAGACGACGATTCACAGAGCGGCAAAGATTCAAGGGTTTCCCGTCACTAATGATTTCGGGCATGCTAAGGTCGTGACGGATCAACTGTTGCAATGGATTAAGAACCGAAGTAATTATGATTTGGTTTATAACTTTAGTGGATGAGGAGGAATCAGCTATGGCACATAAAAGAAATTCAAAGCGATCGAATTCAATTTCGATGGAGTACAGGAATCTAAAGGGTACTAAACGCGAGCGTCTGATTGCAGAAAGAAAGAGGGCGGGACTAACTCAAACACAATTAGCCAAGAAGTTAGGATGTTCAACAACGACAATTTCACACTTGGAACTGGGGAGGGTAAAACCAGGGCTCGATATCTCATTAGGTTTAGAAAGTTATTTTCAACAGCCTTTTGAAATATTATTTCCCGATTTATAAAAAAGTACTTGACAAGCCTTACTGGGAAATTTCCAGATATGCAATATATCATAAGCACAGAGAAAACCACAGACAAACAAAATGTAATATTTTCACAAATTAGTGTTAATGAGAATAGCACAGCAAAACAAATAGAAACAATTTTAACCAAAAGTGGAAAAGGGTCGAAAAGTCATAATAGAAATTACTAAGTGAAGGAGGAATGAAGATGAATCAAATAACGAAATTATTTGAAGGTCAAGAGTTGCGAATCGCTGGCGAAGAATCAAACCCACTTTTCTTACTGAAGGATGTTTGCTCTATTTTGGGGTTGGAGCAAGTGGCAGGTGTTAAAAGGCGGTTAGACGATGACGTGATTTCAAATCACCCCATCCAAGACTCGATAGGAAGAACACAACAAGCAACATTCATAAACGAGGACGGCCTATACGATGTGGTCCTTGAAAGTCGAAAGCCGGAAGCGAAGAAGTTCAGAAAATGGATTACCAGCGAAGTCATTCCTTCTATAAGAAAGCATGGCGGCTACTTAACACCGGAAACGGTCGAACAAGTCCTTTCCGATCCAGACACATTAATCCGACTGGCGACCGACTTGAAAGAAGAAAGACTGAAACGCCAGCAGGCCGAATTGCGAATTCAGCAGCAACAACCGAAAGTGCGATTTGCTGAAGCAGTGGAGACAAGTGAAACATCCATTCTAATTGGACAACTTGCAAAATTAATCACACAGAACGGTTTCCGCGTTGGTCAAAATCGATTGTTTAAGTGGTTAAGAGAAAACGAGTTTCTTGGGAAAAGTGGATCACATTACAACGAGCCAACTCAGTATGCAATGGAACGAGGTTGGTTTGAAGTGAAAGAGCGGACCATCAACAATCCGGATGGCAGCGTGCGAATCACCAGAACAACAAAGGTGACTGGAAAAGGACAAGTGTACTTTATCAATAAGTTTCTAAGTTTGAAAGATGTGATCTAGCGGAGCGGAGGGGTTTGCTCCACTAGATTAGGAGGTTGCTTACGAAGCGTAACACGAGGATTGCGAGTGGGTCTACTACAAGAATACGACACCCTAGAGCGGTTTCACATTCCGCAGCAGAATATATTCCAGATTGGAATATGGGAGGGGGTGAGCCAATGGACATCGGGAAATTTTTGAGGCAATGCCGGAAGGATCACGGTATGAAGCAAGAGGAACTGGCCTTCGCACTGAACATCAACCAGTCAGATGTATCGAAGATCGAGCGGGGCGAGAAGTACCCGGCACTTGACATCTTCCGGAACTGGACGGTGCAGACGCAGGCGATCGATTTAGGCATTGCCTTTCTATACGGGACGGAAATACTCAACACACTGCCGGACATCATTAACACGATGAGCACGATGGTGGCGGGCATCATTCACTTATTTTAGGAGGATACTATGAAACTAACAAATTATCGTAGAGCAGATATTGAAAGAGCGGCCGATTTAAAGAAGATGGCCATGCACCAAATTGAAGCATTGGAGTTATGTAACTGGACAGACGACATGGAAGAAGCAGTATTCCGTGCGGAGACGTTGCTAGAAATGTTTAAGCAAGTACGAGTGTTGCAGCACATGAAACGGATGGAAGTCGATACACAAGCACTGGCAGCCAAGTTAATCGCGCAAGGAATCAATGCACAAGCTATGCAATTTACGCACAAAAAAGCCGACTGACGCGTCCAACGTCAAATCGGCAAAAGCTAAAATTTATGTACTTTCAGTATACCACAGATTAGGAGCTTTGGCTCCTATCAATAAGGTCAGGTTGGTTGGTTAGCCATTGGATAATTTCCGCTGTGAATTGGAATCTCACAGACCTGGCCTTATTGATGGGATTCACATCCATCACGGAAAGGAGTTGATGACATGACGGAATACGGACATTTGTTATTGATCGCGTGCTTGCTTCCAGTCGTTGCATTCATGATCGGCACCTTATGGGCGGACGCAGGCCATCAACTTAGAAAGGAGCGTGAAGAAAATGACGACGTACCAGTGGGAAATAGTGTTTATGCAAGAAATCGATTCGGTCTACGTGATGACATTTGAAGACAGTGTGTTAGATGCAGCTCAAACGTATTACGACAATTACGGCGATCGCTTGAAAGTATATGCAATTCGTAAAGACGCGGAAATCATTCGTTTTGAGGAGGCGATCTGATTGGGCGAGTATGTTGAAATGGCTTTAAGCGGTGTCGTCTGTCAAATGTGCGGCGAGTTCATGGGTGAAGATGTTGGTTATCCGATGACTTGCAATGATTGTCACGAAGAGATGATGAAGTGGGAAGTTGAAAAGGAAAATGAACAAAAATAAAACCCGCTGTTGGTAGCAGCGAGTTCGGGATTCCATATAAAACTACTTGGCGCTATTATAGCGCGGAATCCCGAATATCACAAGGAGGAGAATGTATTGGAAACGAAAACGGATAGAGATTTTCTTGTAAATAGAGTGAATCAAATCGGCGTGAAATTTCCATCCAGACAACGCTTCTCGTTATGTTTGGACGAAGGGAAACTAAGCATTATTACAACCGAAAACAAATCTAAAATAAAACTTGAAAACGAAAAGTTTTTTCGAAATAGAAGTATTTTGTTCAGCGGTTCACCCTTGGCTTTGTTGGATATAGTCGATTGCCAAAATGCAGAAGAATACATTGATCATCTACTTTACTTACGGGATAGATGGAATATAGGGCAGGAGGAAAAATGATGAAAAATATTAAATTACTCAATCTGACACTGAAGAACTTTAAGGGTATCAAGTCGCTAGAATTAGATGCTGCCGGCAACGACTTGAAAGTGTATGGCGATAATGCGACAGGGAAGACGTCCATATTCGATGGTTTCTTATGGTTGCTTTTCAACAAAGACAGTAACAACAAAACGGATTTCGCTATCAAGACACTGGAAGATGGCCATGAGATCAACAACTTGGAACACGAAGTCGCTGCAACATTCACGATCGACAATGTACCGCTGGCAATCCGTAAGATTTATAAGGAAAGATGGACAAAGAAACGCGGTGCACCAATGGCCGAGTTTACCGGTCATGAAACGCTGTACTACATCGACTCGGTCCCAGTTAAAAAGAAAGAGTATGAAGAAAAAGTCGGATCCATTGTAAAAGAGGAAGTGTTTAAACTTCTCACTAATCCACTTTATTTCAATGAACAAGTCAAATGGCAAGATCGCAGAACTACTCTACTCGAAGTGTGTGGCGATGTGGAACTGGAAGATGTCCTGGCATTCAACAGCGAACTGAAAGACTTACCGGCCATCCTGAAAGGCCGAACTATCGAAGATCATCGTAAAGTCATTGCGGCAAAACGCGCTGAAATCAATAAAGAGTTGGATCGTATTCCGGTTCGAATTGACGAACTAACTAACTCAATGCCGGACATTAAAATCGATGTCTCTTCTATAGAAATAGAAATCGCGAAAGTAGAAAAAGAGATTGACGTGGCATCTACTCAAATCAACAACATCAAAAACGGTTCAGCCGTTACGAATAAAAAGAACGATTTACAACAGATTGAAATGGATCTTGAGTCCATCAAGCGTGAACTGGAGTCGGAAGCGACTGAAAAAGGTTATCAGGTTCAGGCGAAGATCCAGGAAGAAAAATCTAATCAGGCGATCATGCAGCGGAAACTAGACGACGCGAAGCATCAGATTCAAGTAGGACAAGCGGATGTGGTCGAGTTCGACAAGAAGTTGGTCGCTTTACGAGAAGACTTCGCGACAGAGAACGCTAAACAGTTTGAACATAAAGAAGCGTGTGAGTGTCCGACATGCGGCCAAGCCTTACCAGAAGAGCAACTGACAGCGGCTAGAGACAAGGCGGTAGCGGAATTTAATACAAAAAAATCTGCCAAATTGGAGCATATTCAAACGACAGGTAAAGCAATAGCGGCAGACAAAGAAAAAACGCAGCAGCGCATAGTAGAAGCCGAAAAGGTTGGCAGTCAACTGAAAGATGATATCGCTAAGAAAGAAGAGACAATCAACAAGCTCACGATCCAATTGAACGAACTACGTGATGAAGTGAAGAATGCTCGAACGAACCCTAAATACACTGACAAAGTAACTGAAATGAGCGCAGTCCAGGAAGAAATCAAATCTCTCGAGGCAAATGCCAATGAAGCTGTTGCCGAAATCGAGAAAGAAGTATCTGCATTTAAGACGAAACGCTCTGAATTGAACGGACAGCTTGCAAAGAACGAACAAGCGGAAGTGTCCCAAAAGCGAATTGCTGAACTCGAAGAACAACAGAAAGAACTGGCTACTGAGTTTGAAAACTTAGAACGTGAACTTTATCTGACAGAGCAATTCATCCGTTCGAAAGTTGAACTACTGGAAAGCAAGATCAACGGCAAATTCAAGTATGCGCGATTTAAGTTGTTTGCCCAACAAGTGAATGGCGGTCTTCAAGAGATTTGTGAAACTACTTTTGAAGGTATTCCATTTTCAAGTGGCCTGAACAATGCGGCTCGAATCAACGTAGGTTTAGATATCATATCTACTCTATCTGAGCATTACGGAATTAAAGCCCCCATCTGGATCGATAATAGCGAGTCGGTAGTTAAGTTGCTAAATATAGACACGCAGATGATTCAGTTGGTTGTGAGCGGAGGAGATAAAGAGTTGCGAGTGGAGGTTATTGGCGATGAAGATATGCAAAGTGGAGAACTGCGGAAAACCTCATAAAGCAAAAGGTTTTTGCTCGAAGCATTGGAGCCAGATAGATCGCAGGGGCGAAATCACCAATTTTAATAGACTCAGCCCTAATCAAGTCTTTGAATTCAATGATTATGCAGAGATAGTGCTTTGCGATACTCACGGAATCGAGGTGGGTAGGGCGGTTGTTGATTTAGAAGATCTTATCAAAGTCAAGAAACATAAGTGGTACCTGAGCAGTTCAGGCTATGCAATGACTCGTTTGAATAGAAAAGAGCAAATGTTTCTCCATAGATTGATTGTTAAACCTGCAGAGAAAACGCTTGTTGATCATATCGATGGCGATACATTGAATAACAAAAGAGCGAACTTACGAGAGTGTACGCACCAGCAAAATATTATGAATCAAAAAACAAGAATCGACAACACTTCTGGTTGTACGGGGGTGAATTTCTGCAAAGTTAAATGCAGGTGGAGAGCAAGAATACATGTAGACGGCAGAGATAAGCACTTAGGTTATTTCGAGTCATTAACAGAAGCAGAGGGCGCTAGGAAAGCAGCTGAAATACACTACTTCGGAGAATTCAGAAGAAAAAACAAATAACAGGAGGCTATTTAATATGACTGGACTAATGGAAAAACCTATGCAGTTTGAAGTAAACGGTGAGACGGTGAAGTTATCAGGGGCAATGGTGAAGGACTATCTGGTACGAGGTAATGGAGATGTATCTGATCAGGAACTTGTGATGTTCATGAACCTTTGTAAATTCCAGAAACTGAATCCATTCCTAAACGAAGCGTACTTAATCAAATTCGGCTCACAGCCAGCACAGATCATCGTATCGAAAGAAGCGTTTATGAAACGTGCCGAGAACCACCCGAAATATGAAGGTTTTGAAGCAGGCATCATTGTCGAGCGAAAAGGAGAACTGGTAGAAGTTGAAGGTGCTGTCAAGTTAACCGAGGACAAGTTAATTGGTGGATGGGCCAAAATTTACCGATCAGACCGAAAGAAACCAATCACAACAAGAATCAGCTTGGACGAGTTTTCAAAAGGCCAAGCTACTTGGAAAGCGATGCCGTTAAACATGATCCGCAAATCGGCAATTGTCAACGCGCAACGTGAGGCGTTCCCTGACACGCTAGGAGCGCTTTATACAGAAGATGATGCACTAACACAGACGGAGCCTAAAGACGTCACACAGCATGTGCAGGAAGAGATTAAGCAATATGCAAACACAGAAGTATTAGACATTCCAGTCAATCGTGAAACTGGCGAAATCATTGAATCTGAAAAAGAAGTGCTTGAACAGCCTGCATACGAACCAGAGCCGGTCACATCGAACGGACCTGGCTTCTAATGATTGAGATTACAACACTCGCAACAGGCAGCACGGGGAATTGCTATCACATTACGGACGGCAGCTCCTCGCTCCTCTTGGAGTGCGGCATCAACTTTAAGCAGATCCAGCGGGCGCTAAACTTTGAGACTAGCAATATCGCAGGCGTATTGGTATCACACGAACACAAAGACCACTGCAAGGCGGTACAGGACGTCGCAGACCGCGGGCTAGACATTTACATGTCGCAAGGCACAGCGGACGCTATTGGCATTCAGCATCACCGTATACGGCCTGTCACATGCAAAGAGACATTCAGAGTCGGTACGTGGACTGTATTACCATTTGATGTCCAGCACGATGCAGCAGAGCCATTCGGCTTCTTAATTGCTAATCAGGAAGGTGACAAGCTGTTATTTGCGACAGATACCTACTATATCAAGTACAAGTTTTCCGGACTGACTCACTTGATGATTGAGTGTAATTATTCTTACAAAATTCTTTCTGAAAACGTTAATTCAGGACGGACGCCAGAGTTTTTAAAAAAGCGTGTTATGCAGTCGCACTTCAGTTTAGAAAATGTATTGGAATTTTTGGATGCTAACGATCTATCACTAGTTCAGGAGATTCATCTGCTGCACTTGTCGGATAGTAATTCAAACGAAGAAGAATTTAAAAAAGCGGTACAAGCAGCAACTGGAAAGTTAGTATACGTGCCGTAATAAAAGGAGGACATTGTAATGGCGAGACCACAAAAGCTGGGCCTTGATTACTTTCCGTTAGACGTGGATATCGACCAGGATGACAAGATCCAGCTGGTCGAAGCCTTACACGGAACTACTGGATTTGCAGTTGTAATCAAATTATTAATGCGTATTTACAAGGAAGGCTACTACTATGACTGGACGGAAGTGGAGCATCTACTGTTCAGCAGAAGAGTAAATGTAGACATTAACACTCTTACAGACATAGTAAATGATTGCATCAAGTATGGGGTGTTCAACAAGGATTTGTATGAAAAGTACCACATTCTTACTTCTCATGGTATCCAAGAGCGGTACTTTGAAGCGAGTAAACGCAGAAAAAACATTACAGTGGTAAACCAATATATGTTAATTAATGACTCGAAAATAGTTAATGCAAACATTAACCGAGTAAATGTAGACATTAACGGAGAAGTAGTAGAGGGAAATGTTACAGAAAGTACACAAAGTAAAGTAAAGGAAAGTAAAGAAGAGGAAAGCAAACAACAACATGTTGTAGCTTCAGATGTCGCGGAAGCTTCTCTTCCTGAAAATCCTAAAAAAATAAGTCGATCGTCTGTAGTTGTCGATTTAGGTTTTGGAGAGATTATCAGATTCTACGAAAAAAACGTAGGTCCGATTGTTCCTCATATTGCAGACGAGTTTCAACACATGGTTGACGAAAATAATTCTGAACTTGTATTGCTGGCTCTAAAAAAATCAGTCGAGGCTAGACCTAAGAAGTTGATCAGCTACCTTCACGGAATATTACGTAACTGGAAGAGTCGAAACTTACTCACAGCACAGGACATAGAGGCTCATGATGCCGCAAACGAAAGGGAGGCTGCAGGGTATGGAACATATCGGACAAGTCATACAAGAAATGATGCAATCGAATCCGAAATTCAGGCAACGAATGAACGACGTAAGAAACTCGCTGGAATCGAAACCAATCGAGATATTGACGTCCCCTTCTGATGATTGCCCTTTACGCAAATGCGACGGTACCGGATGGATCTGGGTGAAAGATTGGTCGAAGCGCCGAAAAAAAAATGAAAATATAAACGAAATGGATGAATGGTGGGAGAAATGTGAGTGTTACGAAAATCAAGTCAAGCAACGTGAGATTGACAAAAAACTTGATTTATCCGGCATTCCGCCGATTTTCAGCCAAGCAACTGTACATTCTTTCGACGCAAATAGGTACACCAAGCAAAGTGACCGAGACACTGCGCTCGTAGCGAAAAAAGCAGCTGCTAATTTCGTTGAAAATTATGCAGTCATGAAAGAACACGGCAAAGGCCTGTATCTCTATAGCCAAGTCAAAGGATCAGGAAAAACCCGTCTTGCTTCGAGTATCGCAAATGCATTGGTCAAGCTACATGGTGTAGATATCGCATTTATTAAGTCGGCTGATTTGATTAGTCAGGTCAAGAAAACGTTTGGCTCGAAAGAAACCAGCGCGGACGAAGTAGTGAAGGCCTTCCGTGAAGTTGAGGTGCTGGTGGTGGACGATCTTGCTTTAAAGGGTGCTACAGAGTTCGAGGAAGGCATTCTGTATGACGTCATGGATTATCGGCTAGAACATAAGAAGTCCACAATCTTCACATCCAACGTGACAATTCCTGAGTTAGAAAAGATTTATCCAGGCGGCCGAGTCAATAAACGAATTAACAAGATGGCAATGGCTATTAATTTGCCGGAAGAATCCATTCGGGACCAGGAAGCAGAAAATGAAAACGTGGAATTTGAAAATATTTTATTTGGAAATTAGGGGGATGCGGGATGAGTTATACATTCAAAAAAACGATTACGAAACGTTGGGAAGTGACTCAGGTCGCCCTCAACTTCATGAACTTCGGTGACTTTTACCGAGTGCGACAAGATAAAAAGAAATGTGAATTATGCAATCGAGATTTTACGGAAGAAGACATGGCGCATTTAGCGTTTGTAAAAGGGAAAAAGAATCACTTGATCTGTACGAAATGCGCCACAGAAGCCGTAGAAGGTGGAGCAAAGAGTTTTGACAGGAGGGATAAGGATGTCTAACTGGACTAACAACAGCGGGATCTACACGGTTCCGCTTCCGGATAAAGTGGACTGGCGAAAAATCCAACAAGAAATGGACGCTTTGGAAATCAAGTTACAACAGGCAGAGGCGGCTATGGCTATGAGGAAAGGGATGACGGCATGATCAATCGAGTTGTATTAGTTGGACGTCTCACGAAAGATCCTGAACTGAAGTATACGCAGGGTGGTGTCGCGGTATGTAGGTTTACATTAGCCTGCAATCGTCCGTTTAAAAGCGAGGGCGGAGAGCAACAAGCAGACTTCATCCAGTGTGTTGCATGGAGAAAACAAGCGGAGAACATATCAAACTTCTTGAACAAAGGTAGTCTCGCAGGAGTAGACGGTCGGATCACCACTGGTAGTTTCGAGGGGCAAGACGGTAAGCGTGTCTATACGACAGAAGTCGTTGCAGATAGTACACAATTCCTTGAACCGAAATCGAGCAATGCAAATAACGCACAGCAAGCTCCACAACAGCCAAATCGACAAGGACAGACAAATACTCAACCAAACTATCAGACAGGGCAAAACGGATACGGTGGACAAGCACAGGCATATGATGTGCCGCCTTACAGCTCGGATGACCTCCCGTTCTGAATCTATGAAACTTTGAAAGGGTGACATGCATGCAGGATCACACAATCACAATCTCCGCGAAGTCGTTACAAGAACGCAATATGCGTGTGCGGGATTTACTCAGTAGAGGGTATATGCCGATCAAATTCATTACTAAAGAAAAAGAATACACAGGCGTTACCGAGCAGCGTTATGTAGATAAGCACGGGCGGCAACAACGAATTAAAGCGACGGAATATGACTGCAGATACTGCGTGGTGTTAAGAAAGAAGGGATCGAATGTTTTATCTGTATGATCCGCGGACGAATATTAGCACTCCGACAAATTACCAAGAGCTGCAGGGCATTACAGGGTTAACAGTCAGTGTGTTTTCTAACGCAAAGAGACAAGGGCGCAAAATCAGACCGATCAACTGCTATATCACCAATGGAGTCGCGTCTTTAAAACAAAGACAGGCGTGGTATGCAGCGGAAGTCTATCCGGACGAATCTTGGTTGCCGTTACACGACACAATAGGCACGTACTTCGTATCAAACTACGGAAGAGTTAAGAGAGTGTATAAGACAACCGAACGTATTCTGCTTCCGTTTCGAGTTAAGGGTCAAGGGAACTTATTTGTGAAGATTGACGGTGTCGGAATCAAGATCGGTCACTTGGTCGCAAGGGTGTATTTGAGAAAACCGAATCCGGAAGAGCGGATTGTCAGGAAAAACGGCATTATTACAGATGACTATGTGAGTAATTTAGAAATCGTCACATTGAGTGAGTTAGGAAAGCGGACTGGATTCAAATCCAAAAGTTTGCCGGTTTTAAAAATCGATGCAGAAACCGGCGAGACGATCGATGAGTACCGATCCGCACGCGAAGCTGGCAGAGAAAACTATTTCAGTTACCAGGCGATCTTGGACAAGTGCAATGGCGAATCCAAACAAAGCGGGCCGTACATTTGGAAGTTTGAAAGAGATTGCGAACCTGGCAACGAATTAGGAGGTGGCTTTATTTGACGCTTAAAGTCAGAAGTGGCAACAGTAAACAGCCACGGTCAATCAAAGCAGAAGAAGCGCGTTTCCGATCGAAAGAAATTGAGTGTCGCATCTGCAGGAAGAACGAAGTGGTGCAAGCTCATAGTTATTGCAGCACTAGTCGATTGTGCGCGAAGTGCGCGAATCGAGAGTTTGACGGATGGAAGAAAGAGAGGGAATAAACAAATTGAACATACAGCAACTAACGGACGCAATCAGAACATGGGCGACTTACCGAGGACTAGACGTAGCGGATAGTACGAAACAAATGTTGAAGCTAGGCGAAGAATTCGGAGAACTGTGTCAAGGGATGGCGAAATCAAAACCAGATGAGGTGAAAGATGCGCTCGGAGACATGTACGTAGTGATGACCATACTCGCTATGCAAAAGGGAGTTTCCATCGAGGAATGCGTACGGATGGCTTACAACGAAATCAAGGACCGAAAAGGCGCCATGGTGAACGGAGTGTTCGTTAAAGAATCCGACTTGTAAGTAAGCCTTACACGTTCAAAAGGAGTGATCCGGATGCTGACAACGATGTTCAAAGTGGAATATAAACAGCCGTTGTACATCTGCGGCAATCTGAACAAACAAGAAATCAAACAATTGCGCAGTGAAGGCTGGCGACTGGATTCACAGGACAAGCCCTCCGTGCAAATTAATAAAAACGGAATACCGCGGGAAGGAGACGCGTCATGTCGAAGTGCAAGCGATGCAACAAGCCGCTCAAAACGTCGGAAAGCATCCAAGTCGGATTCGGGCCGATCTGCAAAAGGAAACACGACGAGGCGGAAGCGGAGTTCCTAAAACGGCAGATTACGTTGGACGAGGAGATTGAGTATCAGGAAAAGGTGAGCGTATGAAGAAGACTAAAAGTCGAACGCATGCAAATCGTGGCATGCAGCTGGAAAAGTTAATTGAGACAACAAATAAAATGTATCGAGCCACAGGTTTTGCGGATGTCAAGAAAGTGCCTACACCAGTAAGGATAACTAGCAATAACGGTGGTCGTATTAACGGCATGGTAGTTAAGGGTGATCTAGTCGATTTTGTTGGTGTATGCCAAGGTCGAGCGGTCATCTTTGATGCAAAACAAACATCGACACGGACTAGCTTTTCTCTTTCTAACGTAGCCGATCACCAGTACGAAACGCTTATGAGTTGGTGGAAACAAGGTGCGCACGCATTCGTTCTGTTGTACTTTTCAGAACGAGGCGAACACTACATGCTGCATATGGGATTGCTGCAAGAGTACTGGGAGAACGCACAGCAGGGCGGCAGGAAGTCGATAGAGTATAGCGTCATTAGTAGTCGATGCGAACCGTTGCAAGCCGAAGAGGGCTATCCACTGCATTATTTGAAGGTGTTGGAATGAATTCGGAAATAGTCGATATGACAGCCGGAATCTGCGGAGTGTGTCGGAAGAATACAGTCAGTCGTTGGTGTGATTTCATAATTAAATATGATAATCATCTAACCTTTTTCCGGGATCGGAGAATGTTCAACGAAGCGAATAAGTATAATGCAGACTATGAAACTTGCGATCTGCCAATGTGCGAGGATTGCGCCATAAATGTTAGTCGCGAAACAGACATGTGTCCGCATCACAACAACCTATTAAATCAAGTAGATCTACCTAACGTTTATCAACGGAAGCGACAGGCGCAAGAAAAGGGACGCATAGCATCTGAATTATTAAAAGGAGCAAAGACATGACAGAAGTGTATCTAGCAGGCGGTTTGATCTTTATTACCGCGTATGTATTTGGATTTATTGAAGGTAGGCAGTAGACACAAAATGCGTATTAAGAAAGATGGTGAAAATTGTATGAGTAGAGAAACTTATCAAACTAGACTCAATGGTGAAAAACGCACTGTAACAGTTTTTTATGAAGGAGATAGAGTAAGGAATTATAGTGGCGCAGAGGGTTTTGTAGAAAAAACAAACGGTTTATTAACCTATGTTAATTGGGATGAAAATTCCCCAAATAATCCCGGAAAGATATGGTTAGCAACATCGTTAACATTGTTGAATTAATCCACAGTTCGACCAAAATGCGAAGGAGTGATTGAATGCCAAGTGAATATATCGTGCAAATACCCAAGCGTTACCGTTCATGCAAATGGAATGGTATGCGCGTCCAAATAATCGAAGAAGATGAAGCATACGCAATTACGATTAATCAAAAAGGGAAGAAATTAAGATTTTATAAGAAATGGCTTATTCCGACTGTATAGCACAAACAACAAAGGAGAACAACATGAATCCAATATACGAAATCAACAGACTGGCAGATCAATTACCGCTGCCAATAGTACAAGACTTACATCAACGCATAGCGGACTGGCTATCATCTGGCGGTAACTATGATGATCCGTACATGTTTCAGCAGTTGAGATACGCAGAAAATGTGGCGAGGAGGATGCGGGAAAAATGAAATCACAGTCGGAGATGTCATGAATAACAAAGCAAACGTGCGAGATTATCTGTCGGTGCATCCGGAGAACGGCAGGATTTACGCAAACATCGACGTGATGGATAAGGTGCTGATCGACAGGACCGCTGAATGGGATGCTTTAAAAGCAGAAAACGAGAGGCTGCGGGAAGCGCTGGAGTTTTATGCGGAAGAAGAACTGTATCACTTTACAGTCGAGCAAGGCCGTCCATTGCGGAGGTACAGACCAATTGATAAAGACAATGGAAAAGCAGCCCGCCGAGCGCTGAAAGGAGAATTGGAATGACAAAACGCGAAAAATATCCGCCGCTGAAACCGTGGCAACTGGAAGTTGTGAAGAAGCACGAAACACGCAATCGATTACTAAAAGGTTCATCTCACGATCGGGCGAAATATTGGTACATGATGACGCGCCAGATCAACGAGAAAAAGTTTGATAAGGATGCCGAGGAAATTAAAAAAACGGCAGAATATAAAAGAATGTTTTTCAGACAAGAAATTTCAAAATTCTTCGCAGGATTCGTTAAAAATTTCAAAGGGATTAAATTTAATGGTCAGCGCTAGACACGAACCGACAATCTTAATTCTGGAAGATATTGAAATTAAGTGGACATGGAAAGAAAGTGAGTTACTTCATTTTCGTGAAATGTGGGATGACGGTGTGCCGATTAACGACTTGGCTAGGGAACTCAAAACGAATAGGCGAAGTGTTGCACTCTTGGTTATGGATCAGGAGATGAAGGGTGAGATTGGGCAGCGGAAATTTGGGCTGTGGGGTAATTGAGCAAATAAAAAAGACAGAGATCTCTCCCCGTCGTAGCTGACATTATTGTATCACATGGAGGGGTCCTGGTGAATATGGAAAATTTGTCGATTGATGGGCAAGGTAGGTTGAATATTGATATAATGGAATTACCAATGAACTGTGTTGTGGTGATTTCTGAAGGCGTGGCCAAGTTGAGGGAGTTACCGGAGCATGGTGAGTATAAGATTGTGACGCATCAAGGGAAAGTCAGACGGATGCGGAGGGAAGAAGGGGAAGAGTTTTGAAAGTGAAAACCTACATATCAGAAGTGATTGTGGGTGCTTTGATTTTAATCATCATTTCGTTATGTTTCAGCCTTGTATCTGTTGAGAAGAATCTATTTCCAAGTTGGCTTTTCCCCACGCTTGTCGGAGGATTTTTCACACTAATCGGCGCATTTTTAGGTGCAAAAATCGCGGGCGATCACGCTGTGAAAGTTATGGCAATGCAAATAGAATTGCAGAAGAAGGAACGAATAGCTGAAAAAAATTTCGAGTTCAGAAAAAGGTACGCTGAAGTCGATATTAGGTTAAAGACAATAATACGAAGGTTAGAACATATCCTCCAAGGTAAATTTCAAATTGGCCACAATAATATTGATGGGTTGATAACTTTAGTCGATAGCTCTTCTGATGATTTAAAAAAGATTCCCATTGATTTGATTTCGGAAGATAAGTATACGCCATATATATCCTGTATCACTGCACTTAATGGATTAACAATATCATTAGAATGGCTCAAAGAACATGGCGTAGAAATACAGTCAGAGGAATTTAACCATTACAAAGAAGTGTTAATAAACGATTATCAGAAATTAAAAGAATAGTCCGCCCTGGCCAACCAGAGGACAACATTTGATTGTAGCATTGCGCTGCGTCATTTGTTGTCCTCTTTTTTTATTGTCTTTCATTGTTTACAACTTTTGTACCTAAATAGCTGAATTTTTACAACCGGGAGGAGTGAAGAAGAATGAACAAAACATTAAGAGAGCAGCTGATTGAAAAAGGGTTAGTTGATACCAAAATCAATAAAAGCGATACCAAAAGCAGAAAAAACGGTACAAATAGCGACAAAAGAATACAAAAAGAGCGATTAAGTGAACGCGATCTCGCCGAACTAATGGGCGTAAATCGTGATACATACCGACGTGTAGGCGGCGCAATCAGAAGAAAATAAGAGGGGGCATTCCAGTGAATCAGAAGAAAATCGAAGAATTAATATACAGCTATTCATTCATGCAGCGTGAGGTGATCCGTTTGGAAGGTATCTATTTTCGTGTTAGCGATAGTGGTAGGTCGTGGGGAGTGGCGCAATACGGAATCGAAGCAGCAATGCCAAAAGGGAGCTCCATCAGAAGCGCTGTCGAGATAGATGCCATGGACAAAAGGGAGCAACGTATGTGGAATAGGATTCAGGCGTATGAGGCGAAGATTGAGCTGCTGGATGCTGCGTATGATTTGCTGGAAGATGATATGCAGAAAGTGATATTTGATTGTATGACTGATGGAATGAGCTATCGATCTATTGCCGAGCATATTGGTGTTTCCAGACATGTGATTCGTGAGAAAAAAGACGAGATGATCCAGCTGTTTATTGAGTCCGGCCATTTCGACCAAAACGACCAGTAAGACCAGAAAAGCCATTTTTGACATGATTTTTTCCATTTCAAAAAATATCGTATACTGGGAGGCAGGTTCGGCGCGGCGGGTAGGTTCGTGAGTTTATTCTGCCTGCGTGCCGTATTATGTGCGGGTTATGACCTTCGGTCTTACTCTTTGTAAGAGGATATTCACCTTCTTTGACGAATATTGTCAGTGGAGGGGTGAAGGAATGGTGTATTACGAAGATGAGGTTCCAAAATGTTTAAAAGAGAATGAAGAGTATACTTCGCGAGAAATCTACTTGTTCATGATGGAAAATAAAAATGTACAGATTTTAAGCGACTCTGTTCATTTAAGTCGAGACAATAAAAGCGTTAAATATAGAGTTGTTTCTATCAAAGACAAATTTATTCACAAACAAGCTGATGATAGTTACAGAACGTATTTAATACCTAACGCTGAAACGAAAATAATTGAGATTGTTCGCGTTTAAAAATAAAGGAGCGGGTTTTATGATGAATACGGCTACAGCTGATATGGAATCCAGAAAGCAAAGTGCTGATATGTTAAGGAACATAGCTGAACTTTTAGAAGATCCCGCGGTTGAAGTAGATCCTGTAAATATCGACATAAAGCAATTCGTGGATTCCATTGCTGAGGATGAAAAAGGCAAGTCGATTAAAAATCTCACTCGTGACATATTGATTGAAATCAGAACAAAAGAAATCGTTAAGAGTCTGTAGCATCTCTTCGGAGGTGCTTTTTTTATGCCTAAAAATAAAGGAGTGAGTGGTGATGTGATATGCCGAATTGGGAAGAGATAAGAGAAGAATGGGAAACAACAAAAATCACCTTCAAAGCTCTTGCTGAGAAGTACGGAGTAAAAGAGGGAACACTAAAGAGTCGTCGCAGTCGTGAAGGGTGGTCGAGGGATGCAACCGATGCAACCAAGAAAGGCAAGAGATTTGCAACCGATCCAGCGGGTGATTCAGGCGATAATAAGAAAAGAACTTCATCTAATGCAAGTGAGAAGAAGCGACGTAACCGAAGTGGCAACCCCAATCCAAAGAACCAATTTACAGAACGGAACACCGCTGCATTAAAGCACGGACTGTTCAGCCGGTACATCCCCCAAGAAACACTGGCAATCATGGGCATGATGGACAAGGACAATCCATCAGATCTTCTATGGGACCAAATCATGATTCAGTATGCTGCCATCATCCGAGCTCAACAGATCATGTTTGTCCAAGACCAAGAAGACACGGCCAAAGAGCTGAAGAAGCTGAAAGTCGAAAATGTCATCTCTGCTGAAGGTAAAGAAGTGCAGATGCCAGTTGAGCAAGAATACGAGATCCAGTTCGCTTGGGACCGTCATGCTACGTTCATGAATGCTCAATCCCGTGCAATCGGTGAGCTGCGGTCATCCATTAAGCAATTCTGCGAGATGGCTCATGATGATGATGAACGACTGCTGAAGCTGGAAGGCATGCAAGCCGGCATAGACAAGACACGAGCTGAAATTGACAAGCTTACCGACAATGGCGAAGACGGACCAATTGAAATCATGATTACTCGAAAGGGTGATCGCTGATGGTAGTAGTGATGAAAGAAGCGAATCCGCACTTCGAGGACTTCTTGTTCGACTGGAATCAGAAGTTTCAGTTCCTGGTTGGCGGCTACGGTTCCAGCAAATCTTATCACGTTGCCTTGAAAGTCATCTTGAAGCTGATAGACGAGAAGCGGACCGCATTAGTAATCCGGGAAGTGTACGATACACACCGCGATTCCACCTTCTCTCTATTAAGTGAGATTATCGAGGACCTGGGCCTGTCTCATAAAATCAGATGCGTTACATCTCCTATGCAGATCCGGTTTCCTAACGGCTCGAAAATCATCTTCAAAGGGATGGATAAGCCGGAAAAGCTGAAGTCGATTAACAACGTGTCGCTGATCTGGTTGGAAGAGTGTTCGGAAATCAAGTACGCCGGCTTCAAGGAGCTGCTTGGCCGTTTGCGCCATCCCTCACTGAAGTTGCACATGATTCTGTCCACCAATCCGGTCGGTGAGAATAACTGGACCTACTTGCACTTCTTCCAAGACAGAGCAAACAAGCGTCTAGTGCTGGACGACAAGGACCTGTACAGAGAGCGCACGATGGTTGTCGGTGATACGTACTATCACCATTCCACGGCGGATGATAACCTGTTCCTTCCTGAAAGTTACGTTGAGCAGCTGGAGGAAATGAAAGAGTATGACCCTGACCTTTATCGAATCGCTCGGAAAGGTCGTTTTGGCGTGAACGGGAAGCGTGTGCTTCCGCAGTTCGAGGTGATGCCGCATGAGCAAGTGATGGAAGCTGTGCAGGAGATCCGTAAGCCGATGTACCGGGTTGGCATGGACTTCGGCTTCGTCACTTCATATAACGCCGTTATCCGCATGGTAGTTGATAAAGAAAAGCATTATCTGTACATCTACTGGGAGTATTACAAGCGAGGCATGGATGATGTGGAGCTGTTTGAGGACATCAAAGAGTTTGCATCTACAGGCGAGCGCATTATTGCGGATTCTGCAGAACCGAAGACGATCTATTACCTGAAGAAAAAGGGTCTGGACATCAAGGGAGCTTATAAATTTCAGGGCTCACGCTTGGCCAATACGAAAAAGATGAAGCGCTTCAAGAAAATCATCTGCTCGGATCAATGCGAGAATGCTGTCCATGAGATGCAAGAGTTAGTGTATGCGACGGACAAGCAAGGGGAAATCATACCCGATGAATTCGGCATTGACCCGCATACATTTGAAGCTGTTTGGTATGGATTGGACGGCTACGAGGTAGTGGACTTGAAAGAAGAAGCAAAAGGACGGCCATCACCAGCGCGGCCGCAAGGTAGGAGGAGATAAGCATTGGCAGAATCAAATGTAAGAGCGCGTGTCGTGAAATCATCCGTTTCACCGACGACCAAGCAAATTTATAAGGACGACTTCGAGGGGCTGTATGGTGCTGACGTATTGGAGCCGCCGTATAACCTGACCGAACTGAAGCTGATGGGTGAATACTCCTCCATCCTGCAGCAGTGCATTGACGCTTACAAAACAAATATTGTGGGCTTTGGCATTGAATCAGAGTACAAGTTGGATATCAACTCAGAGGAAATTCAGCAGGCAGTCAAGGCGCAAGCTGAAAAAGAAAATACACGGTTGGGTGAGTTCATTCGTTATCTGAATCTGGATGAATCGCCGGAACTTATCCTGGGCTATGTCATTGATGACCGGGAGAAGACGGGTAACGGCTATATCGAGATTATTCGAGATGGCATGGGACTGCCGGTTGGCATTGAGTATGTGGATGCACAGCACATGCGCGTCTGCAAGAAGACGGTTCCGGAAGAAGTGGAGTACAAGATTCTCGAAAACGGTGTTGAAAAGAAAGTGAAGCGGTGGAAGCGATTCAGGCGCTACGTCCAGATGATTGATCAGGAAAAAGTGTACTTCAAAGAGTACGGCGACCCGCGCATCATGAACAGTACTACAGGAAAGTTTGACGAAAGCACACCGGAAAACTTGCAGGCTACTGAAATCTATCATTTCAAGATCGGCAGCGGCACATACGGAAAGCCACGCTGGCTTGGCAACCTGATTAGCCTGTATGGTGCTCGTAAGGCCGAAGAGCTTAATCTCATGTACTTTACCAATGGTCGGCATATCCCTGCTGCTATTACCGTGAGCAACGGGCAGTTGGATAATACGTCGTATGAAAACCTGCAAGCGTACATGAATGACCTCTCGGGTACTGACAATGCACACAAGTTTTTGTTGTTGGAGGTGCAAGGTATTGCCGAAGAGAAAATGCAGAATGGCGATGAAAAGATCACACCGGCTAAAGTGGAAATCAAGTCACTGGCGGAAGTGTTGCAGCAGGATGCACTATTCTTGGAGTATGACGAGAATACACGGCAGAAGATACGCTCTTCTTTCAGGTTGCCACCTCTTTACACAGGGGAAGCACAGGAGTTTAGCCGGGCAACTGCAGACACAGCGCGCAAGGTAACGGAAGAGCAGGTATTCCAACCAGAGAGGAAGACTCTGGCGCGGATCCTAAACACGTTATTTCTTGAGCCGCTTGAATTTAGTTATGTGAAGCTGTCCATCAAAGGGGCGGATTTTCACGATCCGATTGAAATTGCAAAGGTGCTCGGCCCTTTTATTCAGGCGCATGCGGTTGCACCAAATGATTTGCGGCCGTTACTTGGCCAAGTGCTCGGTAAGAAAATAGAGTTCCTTCCGGAAGAATACGACTTGCCGATGACGCAGATGCAAAATCAGTCCAATGTATCCGATGGACTTCTTGACATCATGAAATCAGATCAGCAGCAGGAAAGCCTGATCGACTTGCTGAAGGATATGCGTGACGTCTTGGAGTCGATGCAGTCATGAGTAAAGTAGATAAGCTGCTACAAAGCATTGACCTGTTCATACGAAAAGCTGAGGAAGGTACAGAAGATGTCACGGCTATTCTGCCGGATGATTTGCCTGAATTGGACAAGCTGGATGATATGGTAGAGGAATTTGAAGCGCTCACCGCAAAGCTATTGCGGCAGCAGCGAAAACGGTTCTTAGATGCGTTTCAGTCATTTGTTGCAAAGGATGATAATTTGACATTGGAAGCTATCCTCAACTATTTTCAAAGCAACCTGTTCGCCGCTGATGAGTTCGCAGCTGTATACGGCGCAGAGGCTGCTGCTATTCTGACGACTACCATCGGAGAGCTGGCGGATGTAATCATGGCATCCATTGACAAGGATGTGGCCTTTCAGACGTTATCCAAGCGGACAACAGACTGGGTGGAGTCATGGTCTACTCAGCTGGCGGATATCATGCAGCTGAACACTCACAAAGCGATTGAATCGGAATTGATCGAAGCCATTCAGAACGGCGAATCCATTCAGCAAGCGGAACTACGCCTCAAAGACCTGCCGGAGTTTGACCGGAAGCGTGCCAGGGCAACCGCCCGAACCGAAATACTGGCAGCGTCCAGTCAAGCGAACTGGGAGTCCTTCATGCAATCTCCGGCGGTTGAGGGGAAGAAGTGGAAGCATAGCGGCTCAAAAAAGAGCGTTCCCCGTCCTACTCATCTAGCGATGGATGGAACTGTGGTCGGAGTGGATGAATTGTTTCTGGTGGACGGTGAGTTTGGTATGTTCCCGAGGGATACAACGTTCGGTCCGCGAAATCGAGTGAATTGCGGCTGCGCGATCGGGCCGGTGATTAATCAGGATATTATCAGGTTGAGCCCGGAAGAAAAAGAAGAGATTCGGCAGCAAGTGCTGGCTGAAATGAATGAATAGGAGATGAGTGTTCATGAGTGGGTATAGAAGTTTGATGCAAAGCAGCGATTTGACAAGGCGGTTGGCGGAAAGAAGTTTAATTGCTCAAAAACAAAGCTCACGGCGCGCTGCCGGAACGTTTTATGTAGACGGCAAACCAATTGGCGAAGCTGTCCTTACATTCAATTTAGTTGGTCGTGATGACTGAAAGGGGGTGAATAACATTGCCAAGGGAATTAATCAACGCAAACATCACACACGTTTCCTATGTGGACAAGGGCGCGAATAAGAAGCAGTTCTTCCTCACAAAGTCAGCAGACAAGCCAGACTTTCAAAAAGAAGTGAAAGTGTTCGTAAATAAAGCAGACGAGGATGCACAGCAGCTTGTTTACGGTGTGGTATATGAGCCAGATGCCGTCGACTCGCACGACGACTTCATGACAGCTACCGAAATCGAGAAGGCCGCACACGGCTTTATGAAAGATGCTCGAAACATTGACACGCAGCATGACTTTGAAGCAGGTGTCGGTGAAGTAGTAGAATCGTATATTGCGCCTGTCGATATGACGATTGGCGAGGAAGAGATTGTAAAAGGCTCCTGGGTGCTCGTAACAAAAGCGTCCAATGAAATCTGGGAAGCGATTCAGAAAGGCGAATTCACAGGTTACTCGTTAGCTGGCACTGCCGAAACAATTGAAAAGCAACAAAAAGTAAAGCCTGTTTCCAAGTCGGATGATGACGCGGAAATGAAGGGCTTTTTTGCTTTGCTGAAAAACTTTTTCACTGGAGAAAAGATTCAAAAGGGAGAAGTGCGGGACCGCTACGAGGACAACCAGAAGCGCCGTAATCTCTGGGCTGTCTGGGACGGCATGGAGAGCACGTACTACGATTCTATGTGGGATAATCGTACACCGGACGTTGCGGACTTTGAGCGGTTGGAAGCAGGGGTGCAGGACTTTTTAGAGATCCTGCAGGAAATCAAATCATCCGGCGACATTGCGAAAGCATTAGAAGAGAAGCCGGAAACTATTCGAAAGGGTGAGGATGAAATGAAAGCTGAGGATATTAAGAAAGCCGTTGACGAAGCGTTGGCTCCAATCAATGAGAAGCTGGCGGCGATGGAGAAAGAATTAAATCCAGAAGAACCTGCCGGACAGGGCGGAGTGGAAGGAGTAGGAGATGAGAACGCAGAACTGATGAAGCAATTTACTGAAGTTATCAAGAATGCAGTCTCTCCACTTAATGTTCGTTTGGAAGCTGTAGAGAAAGCTCGAGGTATTTCCAAACAAGCAGATACTGATCATCTGCCAGGACAGCAAGGGCAACCAATTCAAAAAGGATACATGCGCCACTTCGGTGCCTAATGTAAAAGGGGGAAAAGAACATGCCAATGAGCAATCAAACTATTTTAAGTAAAGAATCTACCGTCGCTCGAATCAAGAAGAATCTTGATATTCCAATGGCGATCAGTGATGCAGAAGCGTTCTTGGTCGATACGATTAACACAGCTTCTACACTGCCTAAACTACAGCCAATCTATCGCGACGTGGCGGCGGGTAATCTGGACGCGTTGTCAGTTGGACGCCGTAAAATCCGTGAAGCGGGTCGAGAGGACTTGCCGACGGGTACGGATGCAATCGCAAACCGCAAGATTCCATATGCGGTCCGTAAGGTCAAATGGGATGAATGGCTGCAGAATGACGACGTCTTCTACTCTGTCGCTGCACGTGGCGATAATGTCGAACAGAAGGTCATCAGTATGATCCAACAGCAATTTGGAGTAGATTTGCAAGACCTGATCTTTAACGGAGATACGGAAGCGAAAGTGAGCGACGATCCAGATGCGGCTGCTGATCCGTTCTTGTCTATCTTGGATGGCTTTATCAAAAAAATGAAAAAGTCTACCAACAAAACGGACTTGGCTGCAAACGAGCCCACAATTATTGATTTCGTTAATCACATTCAGCTGTTACCTGAGCGATATAAGAGCAATCCGGACATCGCTTGGTTTATTACGCAGAAGACAAACGACAAACTGGTAGCACTAATTTCACAACGTCAGACAGGTTTTGGTGACGCTGTCCTGCAAGACGGTAAGATTGTTCGTATTGCTGGCTATCCGGTAGAAGTGGTAGCGGAAATGCAGAGCGGGTTCGCTGCACTGACACCGCGCAGTAACTTGAAGCCTGTGTTCACTCGTCAATTGCGTTACATTCGCACGGCTGATGGTGCTACTGCGGCTGCTAAAGACGCGACGTATCATGTGCTGTATGCATATCTCGACGCTGTAGTGCGTGAAGTGGATGCAGTTGCTTGGATGTCTGGCGAAAAATTGTAAGAAGGAGTGATTCCATTGCCAAAAATTCAATACAAGAACGAGAAGGGCGCTCTACACATTGGTGACGGGCGTTTTTTCTATGGACAACAGCCTGTCGAGGTCACCGCAAAAGAACGGGATGAGCTTCTAAAAACTTATCCAGATCTCGAAGAAATAAAAGAGACTGAGGAAGAAGTTAAAGAACCAAAAGGCAAGAAATCAAAGGAGTGAGCTCATGGTCATTACTCCACTCGAATTAAAGGAATATAGTGCGTTCGAAGCGGTGAAAGAGCGCGCTGACACGCTGCTGAAACTGGACATTTTGGAAGCGGAGGCGAACATACAGAAGCAAGTGGAAAAACCGCTCGCAGAGTATGTGCCACTACCCGCTGAAATCCGGCTTGCTGCGCTGAAAGTGGCGCAGTATTTCGCATTGATTAACAGCGATGAATCCATTTCGAAAGGCTTCAAGTCTGAAAAGATTGGCGACTATTCTTATACGATGGGCGATGGGTCAGGCTTGGTTCCACCGGATGTTTCCACCCTGCTCGAAGATTATGCAAAGGTGGGAGAGTCCAAGACGGGGTTCTTCATGAGGATGCGGCCGCTATGAGTTATGCCGAGCTGCTGACACATCGGTGTGACGTCTATCACTTGCATAGAGAGACAGGGGCCGGAGACTTCGGCATTCCCGGCGCTGATCTGGACGAGTCATATTCATACCATGACAACCCAGACCATGCAGGAGTGCGCTGTTATTTCACGGAACGGAACCAATCTATTGTTCAGGGCGAGCCTAATCCGACGGTCATCCAGTCATTTCTTGTGCATTTCATGCCGACTACTGATGTTCGCGTCAATGATAAGGTGGTATGGAATGAAACAGAATTCAAACTGCAGATTCCGCGAAAAATTAAGAACCATCACATTGAAGTGGTGGCAGTCAGGAGTGGAAGCTTATGAAGTTTGAAATCGAAGGACTGGATGCCTTCATGAAGGCTCTCGACAAAGCCTCCAACGGCGGTCTAAGGGATGAAATGGCATTGTGGCTGGATATGATGGGCTTGGAGTTTCTGGATGTGGTTCAGGATGAGATCATTGGCACCGGCACAGTGGACACCGGCCGGCTGTTGAATTCATTTGGCAAGGGCGACGGCGACAACGTATGGAGGGCATCTAACGGCGGCCTGACAATCGAAGTCGGAACCAACGTAGACTATGCTGTTTACGTCAATGACGGCCATATGACCAACCCTGACGGTGTGGAAACACGCTGGGTGCCTGGTCATTGGAGCGGCAACCGGTTTGTCTATGAGCCTGGGGCCGATACAGGTATGCTGCTTAAACAGCAGTGGGTACCTGGCACACATTACTGGGATTTTGCCTTTGCTATATTCGAGAAGATGTTCGGTAAGAATCTGGATCAGAAGCTGCAGGCATGGATTGATGCAAACTTTTAAGGGGGTGAGCGGTTGAATCCAGAAGTAGGGTCCATCATGTCGTACTTTTATCAGCTGTTTCCTTGCAAAGTGTACACAAAAGAGGTGCCGCAGAACTTTGTGGTGCCTTCTATGTATTTTCCCATTCCGCAGTCATTCGATGGGAATGATTCCACTTCAACTTTCATGAAGACCTACACGCTGCCTGTGAAGCTATTTCATAAGGACGCACAGCAGGCTTATGCAGAAGCGGAACGGATTGTCGATACTGTTCGGTGGAAACGCGGGCAGATCCCGCTGATCAATCCAGACGGCAGTTCTGCAGGCGGTTTTGTCCGCATCAATCGGATTGACGTCAGACAAACGGAAGGCGCGGTCACGTTGCTGGTCAACTGGGACAGTAGATACCACTATGACCGTCCGGACCATGTGCCGCTGCAATATTTCAAATTAAGTAACGGGGTGAAAAGATGACAAAGGAAAAAACAAAAAAAGAAGTACCAGAAGAGATTCCTGTTGCTGATCAAAGCAAATCAACGGAGTCTCTTTTTTATATCCATCAGCTGCGGGAACACAGCCGTGAGCTGTTCGGCGTGAAGCCTGAAGTATTGGATGGCGTTTTTAAGAATCACCCGTCCAATCAGGTGACGAAATCCGAAGCGAAAAACAAGATCGACACCTTTTTGAAGAAGAAAGTCGGCAAAGAAAAGGAGGGTGAACAATGAACGGTGGAACATTTGAAAAAGGCGTAGAAAAGATTCTGGCGGGTATTTATTTCCGCTTTCAATCTGCAGCTAAAAAGCGTGCACAAGTGGGTGAACGCGGTACAGCGGCCTTGCCGTTTGTATTGAGCTGGGGGAAGCCGAAAAGTTTTATTGCCATCAATGAAGACAAGGATACAGTGAAGTATCTGGGGGCTGAAATTGATGATCCCTCTTTACTTCTCGTCAAGGAAGCCAAGAAGGAAGCGAAGACCGTTCTGGTCTATCGCCTGAATGAAGGGACAAAAGCGACCGCTGAACTCGGCACAGGTAATACTGCGACAGCCAAGTATGGCGGAGAGCTCGGGAACAAACTGCAAATTCGAGTCGCGGAAAACGTACTGGATCCTGCCAAGCAGGACGTCACCGTATTTCTCGGTCTTCGGCGAGTTGTCAGGCAAACGATTGAAAACATCGCTGACTTCCAAGCGAATGACTATGTCGAATTGTCTGGTACTGGTCCGCTCGAACTGACTGCAGGAAAGTTTCTTGCTGGTGGTGCAAATGGCGATGTAACAAACGAAGATTACATGGACTTCATGGATGCAGCAGAAGTGGAATACTTCGACACAATCGGTCTGCCGGTTGATGACAACGAAGAATTAAAAGCAGTATTCGCTTCGTTCGTAAAGCGGCTACGTGATCAGGTAGGCATCAAAGTCGGGGCTGTGATGGCAAACTATGCGGCTGATTTTGAAGGAATTACTAATGTTACGAATAACGTGGCGATTAAAGTACCTGGCTCAGTGAAAGGGCAGTTTGTAGAACGCGAACTGACGACTGCCGAATCGGTCGCTTGGGCCACAGGAGCCAGCGCAGGTGCTTCTTCCCTGAAATCTCTTACATTTGTGGAATATGAGGGTGCGGTGGATGTACCGGTCCGAATGGATACTTATGCGAAGGAGGATGCGGTGCGGAATGGAGAGTTTATTTTCTCTTACGATCCGCGCGACAAGGAAGTTACGGTCGAAATGGACATCAACTCCTTTACATCGTTCACCGACGAAAAAGACAAGCAGTTCTCCGACAATAAGATTATGCGTGTGCTGGATGGCATGAATAACGACGTTACTCGCGAAATCAAGCATGCGATTAAAACGCGCAATAAAGCAAACCGGAGTATCGGGACGGATGACGATGGAGCTCAATACATTCGAACACTGATCACTGTGTACATGAATGAACTGCAAACTGCAGGAGCTATCAAGAACTTCGATGCTAACACAGACATCGACGTCCGCATTACCGAAGACGGTGATGGCTTTTACATCGGAATCCATGCACAGCCGGTTTACGCAGCGAAGAAATACTACATCGACACAACTGTTTCACAAGAGAGCGCGATTGCAGCCTAATCGCCTCTCTTTTTGTATGCAAAGAAGGAGGGAAATGACAAATGACTAGCAAAATGAGATCGTTTGATACGATCAGCGGTAAGGAAGGTCGCTTATTCCTTGATGGTGAAGAGCTTGCCTATATCAAGGAATTTGAAGCAACAATTGAAAAAGACAAACGGGAAGTTCCGATTATGGGCCGTCGGATGATGGGTCATAAGTCGGTTGGCGGCAGCGGAACAGGAACAGCAACTTTTTACAAAGTTACGTCCAAATTTGTTCGCATCATGATGGAATACGCAAAGGGCGGGCCTGATCCGTACTTTACTTTCCAGTCAGTGTTGGACGATAAAGGATCGCGCCGGGGCACAGAACGGGTCACGCTGTTTGATGTGAACTTTGACAGCGCAAAAGTAGCCAGCCTATCAGCTGAAGGAGATCCAGTCGAGGAAGAAATCCCGTTTACATTCGAAGACATCGATATGCCAGAAGAGTTGGAAGAAGATTTTAACTGATCGAAAGAGCGGAGTGATTCGCTCTTTTTTTACATACCAAAACAAAAGGAGAGATTGACATGACAGAAAACAAACAAACAGTTGAACATAATGAAGAGGTTGAGCGCGAGGAAATGGAGCTATCACAAGTGGTAGATGACTTATCGTTCTTCTTGCCGGAGAACGTAGAGGAAACAGAAGAAGTGGCGCTGCCTGTATCCAGACGCTTTAAAGACAAAGAAGGCAAGGTTATTCCTTTCCGTTTCAAAGCTATTTCAACGGCCCGGGTAGAAGAGATTGAAAAAATGTGCATGGAGCCGGTCTATACTGGGTCCAGAAAGAAGAAAATCGGCGAACAGCTGAATAACGCTCGTTATATGGCGCTGATTGCTGTGGAAACTACGTTGTATCCAAATTTCCGTTCTGCAGAATTGCGTAAAGCTTACAAGCAACAGGATCCGATCGACGTAGCAAAGAAGATGCTGCACGTTGCGGGTGAATACGCAGAGTGGCTCAAGGCGGCAAACGAAGTCAACGGCTTCGATGATACACTCGAAGATCTGGAAGAAGCAGCAAAAAACTAATTGAGGAGGGGAATAAGGAGGCCGTCTATTTTTACTTTCTGATGATGGAAAAGAATTATTCCCCTTCTGATTTAAAAGAATGGCACGAAGCGCCGCGTAATTTTAAAGCGCTCATGAATGGCTGTATCAGCTATAAGCTTGAACAACTTGAAGAAGAGCGTGCAAAAGTCGAGAAAATGAACAAGGAAGGAGGTAAAAAATAATGGCAAAGTTAACGGCGATTTTTGATATGAAGGACAAAATCAGTAAGGGCCTCAGGACAATCCGGGGAGAAGCTGAGTCGTTGGCAAAGACAAGAGACAAGCTCAACAAACCGGTGCGCATGTTGATCACCGTAAGAGATCGGGCTACTTCTGCACTGAGACGTTTCGATTCCTTTGCTGCTCGAAGATTTCCGAAGATGCGGTCATTGACTATCCGTGCTATTGACCGGGCTTCTCCTGTCATTACAAGAGTCGGTCGTCTGGCTCGTTCTTCGCTTGGGAAAGCCTATCGAATTACGATTCGGGCGAATGACTTGGCCAGCCGGACTGTTCGGAATATCTCTAACTTTACTCAGCGCAATGTGCCAAAAGCGGTTAGCAGTACAATTCGTGTAGTGGATCTTGCGACAAGGCCGCTGCGAGCGATTGCAAGCGCAGCTACTTCTACGCTTGGTTTGTTAGGAGTGGCCGGGGGTATTGGTGGCGGCATCGTCGTACCAATTAAGATGGTCGCGGAAAGAGAAGATTTGACCACCGCTTTTGAAGTTACATTAGGTAGTAAAGACGCTGCCGACAAGCGATTAAAAGAACTGACTGAGTTTGCAGGCAGAACACCGCTGGCTCGTGATGAAATCTTCCGTTCTAGCCGTATCTTGCAGACATTCACCGGAAACGCTTTGGCGACAGCCGAAGGCATGGAGTTAGTTGGTGACGTAGCAGTCGGAACACAAACAGATCTTGAAGAGACAGCAATGTGGTTCGGTCGTTTGTATGACGGGCTAGAATCCGGCCGCCCTATCGGAGCCGCGACAAGCAGACTGCAAGAAATGGGCGCGATCAGCGGTAAGTCTCGCGCGAAGATTGAAGCTCTTGCTGAAAGCGGTGGAAAGATTGAGAAAATCTGGCCGCAAGTTACGAAGGAATTCAGCAAATACAATGGCATGATGGAAAAGATGTCAGGCAACATGAATAACCTGCTGCTTGGCGTAAAGTCATTTGTCGGAAACTCCATTCTTATGCCGTGGGGAGAAGGTTTGCGTGATGTATTCAAGCCTGCTTTGCTTTCATTTAGAAAGTGGCGCGGCGAATATTCATTTGTTTTATCGGATATGTCGCGACAATTGAAGAAATCGGGTTCTGATTTTGCGAAAAACCTACTCAACCCGTTCAAACCCGCTTTCAAATTTATTGGTGATCAGATGAAAATTCTTTTCCCCGGGGAGAATGCAGCGCAGGCCATGGCCAGAATGCAGCCTGAGGAATTTAAAGAGTGGACCCAGACAATGAAGTTAAAGTTTGAAGAGGATCCTGCTTTTAAAGCTCGGTTTGAGTCACTGGAAAAGTACCGTGATATGACGTTTGAGACTCGTTGGCGTCTCGTAGTCGATACAACGAAGGATGCTATCGGTGATTGGTGGCAGACGACCGGTAAAGCCAATGCTGAACGTGTAGGAGAAGGTATTGGTAGCACTTACGGTGGCTTCATTCGTTCTGCGGTTCTTACTTTGCTTGGCGGTGAATCCGATAAAACTGGTAACGCCTTTGTGGACGCCGGTATTACCTCCGGGAAAAGTTTTGTGAAAGGTTTCTTGGAAGCGATCGATCCAGTGGATTTATCCATGAAGATTGGCGCTAAGTTAAAAGACATTAACGTGGATGCAGCAAAGTCTGCTTGGGGTCATGCGACAGGGAATGAGGAGCTGCAGAAGTCAGGTTCTATTGGCGGAGCGGTAGTGGCAGATACTGTAGCTTTGGCTGTCGTGTCTACTATATTATCTAAATTCAAACCGCTAAAAGATTTAGGTAGCTGGATTCTAGATAAAACGGTCAGAAGAGGTAAGGGAGGAGAAAAAACACCCGCTACACCTACGGTCGTGCCTACCAATGACAGACCGCAACCCAAGACGTCAACTCCGGACAGGAAGCAAAGCACATCTAGTACTAAACCGGTTATTGTGGATCAGCATGGCAGACCGATTCAATCAACCAAGCCACAACCCCAAACAGTTACATCAAAAACAGAGCAGAAACAATTCAGCAACTCAACGAAGCAAACGAAGACGACCAGTTCCAAACCGGAGAAAACTGTCAGCGGCAACCAAACGAAAATTTCTACTAAAGAAACAAAAAAGTTCATCGACAAGATTAACCCGAAAAATTCCAAACTTACCAAAGGAATTGAGAAGTTAGGCAAGTTTGTAAAGGGTGTCCCTCTTATAAGTACCTTATTTGGTGCTGCTACAATCGCTATGGCACCTAAAGGTGAAAAAGCAGAGGCGGCAGGGGGTTTTGCAGGAGCGGTGGCAGGCGGAACTACAGGGGCCGCTATCGGAGCGTCAGTCGGTTCCATTATACCCGGTTTTGGCACAGCCGTCGGCGGCGTCCTTGGAATGTTCGGAGGAAGTATGCTCGGCAGTGATCTTGGTCAAAAGGTAGCTGGTTGGATCAAAGACAGATTCTTCCCTGGAAAGGCGGAAGCGGAAGAAATGCCTAATATGGCAGGAGGGACCTTGCCGGTCGGTAGTGAAGTTCCTGGACAGCTTCCGGACTTCACTGCACTCAATCAATACGCTGAAGCATTAGCAGCTGCCTTATCAGCAATGGCGGACAAAGCTCAAGGAGCGTCTCATAACATGGACGCACTCACCATGACGACCGGCGAAGCATCCGGCTGGGTAGTCGGAGCATTCTACCCGCTACAGGGAGCGACTGATGGACTGAGCCAAAATCTCGATGCTATTACGATGGTGACTGGTGAAGCTGCTGGTTGGGTGGTAGGAGCTTTCTATCCCCTTCAAGGTATGACGGATGGTCTGCAGCATAATATCAGTGCTATTACGATGGTGATGGGCGAGGCGTCCGGTTGGATTGTCGGGGCCTTTTATCCATTACAGGGGGCAACACAAGGGCTCGTTCACAACATCAGTGCAATGACCATGGTGACTGGCGAAGCATCCGGCTGGGTGGTAGGAGCGTTTTATCCGTTGCAGGGTACGACCGCTGGATTAGTGCATAATATCAGTGCGTTGACCATGACAACCGGAGAGGCTGCAGGGTGGATCGCAGGCACATTCTTCCCGCTACAAGGCGCAGGGGCAACGCTAACGCAGAACACTTCCGCCTTGGGTCTCATACTCGGAGAATCTACGGTGATTGTAGCTGGAGCATATCTGCCGCTGGCTGCTTCGGGGGCCATGGCTAATCAAAACACTATGGCTCTCGGTATGGTACTGGGTGTAGCATCCGTTATAGTAGCTGGGGCATTCATGCCTTTGGCTGGATCCGGTCCCATGTTACACGGCAATACCATGCGACTTGCTTCCATCCTTGGTCAGGCCTCTGGCTGGGTGTCCACACTGAACGGAATCCAGAGCGGGGCAGCTGCGGTTAAATCCGCCCTGAGTAACTTAGCTGCTCGTATCGCCAGTGTACCGACTCCTACAGTCAGCGCACCCGGTGGTGGCCCAAAAGCCTATGCAAAAGGTACGCGATTCCACCCGGGTGGTGACGCAATCGTCGGTGACGGTGGCGGAGAGGAATTAATGCGATTCCCTAACGGACGAATGGCGCTATCTCCAGCGACAGATACCTTGCTGAATCTTCCAAGAGGAACGGAAGTGCTGTCGCACCGAAATACAGTATCTTATCTGAATCAGGCCCCTGCTTATGCGGAAGGTATTGGATTTGAAGAAGAGCGAGCTGTACTTTCTGAAGGTCAGGTTCGTGCTGCTACATCCTCTTCAACAGGAGGGGGCGGCTCATCAAGAGGCGGTATCCGTGATGTCAAGGTAGAAATCACTGGTGACAACTATTATTCAAACGATATGGATGCTGAGAAAGTCGGCAAGACGGCATATGAATATATCCGGAAAGCTTTATTAGCCGAAGAATTCGAGGGAGGAGAGATGGTGATCGATGTCTAAAAGCAAATATGAAATGTGGCTGACGTTTGGCAGCGGGAAAGAAAAGTTACGCTTCCCCGTCATGCCAGGCGTTTTAAACGTGAGTAACGGCTCTGATAACGAAAGCGTGATGATTTCAAAGCTTGGCGAAGTGACGATTATTCAGGATCCTATCGCGAAAACTTTTCATTTCAGCTCGTTCTTTCCGCGTGAGGAATCCCCTTTGACGGAATATACAGGAATTCTGTATCCATGGGATTATATCAAAATGATTGAACGATGGAAGAACAGCGGCAAGCCCGCTCGCTTCATCGTGACGGGCACACCAATCAACTATGCTGTCTCTATCGAGGATTTTCCGTATCGCGAAGGTGAGAAGGATGTAGGGGATTATGATTTCGAGTTGTTGCTCAAGGAGTACCAATTTATTGAACGGCGCAAGATGCCGAGAACGCAGAAGAAACCGACTAAGACCAGGCCGAATACCAAAAACGTTCCTAAATCACACACCGTGAAAAAGGGAGAGACACTGATTACGATTGCTCGAAAGTACTATAACGACAGTAAGCGTTGGAATGACATCTGGAAGCTGAATAAGGCCGCGCTGATCAAGCGGGATAAACGCAATCAGAAACAGCCCGGCCGCTGGATCCATATTGGTTTCAATCTGAGGTTGCCATCATGATGGAGCTATTTTTGGTTACACCTAAAGAAGTAGTGGAAATTCCGACAGAGTCTATTAAGTGGTCTGGGAAGCGTTACAATGCCGCTCGAAAAATCGAAGCTAGAATACTTGCCAAGCACAACACAGGACACAAGATTGTGAAAATTGAAGAGGGCGACACGCTGCTGTTCAAGTGGTTCAAAAAAGAGCTGTTCCGCGGAACTGTCTTTGCAAGGGGCCGAACTAAAGGTGGCATGATGACCGTGGTAGCTTATGACATCATGCAGTACCTACTGCTCAATGAGACAGCACGTGTATTTGTCAATAAGCGAGCAGACCAGATTGCCACCACTCTGCTGAAAGAATTCGAAATACCGATCGGATCTATTGTAAATACAGGGCACGTCATGAAAACACGGACTCACAAAAACGAGACCAACCTGTATGACATTATACTGGATGCAATGATCGAAACGCTGAAGTCAACCAGTAAGCGATTTCGCATGTATTCACAAAAGGGTAAGTTTATGCTACGCCCGCTCGAACTGCCGAATGATGTATGGGTCCTAGAAACAGGCGTAAATATTGAAGATTATAACTACACGACCAGCATCGAGGAAACAGCTACACAAGTAACTATGGTGGCCGGCGAAGAGAAAAAGCAGATTTCCGTAACCGTAAAAGACGAAGAAGGAAAGAAAAAATACGGTGTCCTTCAGTACTATGAGAAGGTCACTGACAAGGTCAACAAGGCGCAGCTGAAGAATCGTGCAGATAAAGCGCTAAAGCGCAAGAAAGGCGTCAAGAAGGAACTAACGATTGAAGCTAGAGGGATTCCTGATCTAATAAGCGGCGAGCCAGTGCGCGTCATCGAGAAGGAAATTGAACTGAACAAGATCCTCTATATTGATAGCGATGTGCACGAGTTTTACGGTAATCGCCACGTCATGTCACTTGTTCTGATCGACAATAACGCTATGCCGGAGGTGTCCTGATGTTAGATATTATCAAGCGAAATGCGCTCAAAGGGGTAAACGCCAGCGGTCCTGTCGAGTTGATAGGAGCAGTTGTCACGCAAGCGCCACCTGATTTGGCTATTCAGCTGAAGAACGATTCCAAGCTGCCGATCCCGAAAGAAATCATTATTGTAGCAGAGCATCTTACCCGGCATGAACGTAAAGTACAGATAAAAAGCAGTGATATCAAAGGTTTTACAATGTCGGCCGATAATCATGTCCATGGATACGAAGCGATCGACATGACAGAAGCCGAAGTCACATTCTTAGATGAGCTAAAAGCGGGTGATGAAGTGCTGGTTACTGCTTTGCAAGGCGGCCAGACTTATTACATTGCAGATCGAGTGGTCAGGTATGAATAAAAGAGGTGATAGATATGAGTATTTCGCCTGAAATAGATATAGACGTGGATGGCTTTGATTTTGATGATAATAGTCCACCGGAAACGTCTGCAACTTTTCGGTTTGACTTCGAAACGAATCGAATAACAAGCGAAGTCATTGATGGGATTGACGCGATTGAACAATTCATCTACTTGACGCTGCGGACCCGGCGCTTTATTCATCCGGTCTATCCAGATGAAATCGGCGAGGAAGTCCATGACTGCGTTGAGGATCCAACTAATACAATTGCTTTCAAAAAGTCTGAATTGCCTCGGCTTATAGAAGAAGCATTGGTTTATGATGACCGTATTGAGCGAGTGTACGGCTTTATTATTACCGAAAAAGAAGATTCGTTATATGTAAGTTTTGAAGTCGACACGGTAGAGGGTTATCTATCGATCCGGGAGGTGTATTGATGTTTGAACATAAGACATTCGAGCACCTGATGGAGAAGTCTTTGCCGGAGATTCCACTGCACTTGGACAAGCGGACCAGCAGTATTATCTATGCAGCAGTCGCCGTCAATAATATGGAAATGGCAGAGATGTATATTTGGCTGGGTAGAATACTGAAGTTAGCTTTTGCGCAGGATTCTAGCGGTGAGTGGTTGGAGAAACGAGCATACGAGGCAGGAATCGATAGAAATCCGGCGGTGAAGGCAAAGAGAAGAGCGACGTTCAACATTCCGGTAGAGAATGGGGAGCGTTTTTTTGTTGACGATTTGTTTTATCGCGTCATTGAAAATGGCATAGTGGAATGCGAAAAAGAAGGAACGATTGGCAACCGGCCGCCGAATGATTCGGAACTTTTGCCAGTCAGTAATATTCCAAAGTTGGAAATCGCAATTCTTGGAGAGGTCATTATCCCTGGGGAAGAAGAGGAATCAGACCTGTCTCTACTCGAGCGTTTTCTGATTGAGCGAAGACGAAAAGCCACTAGCGCTAACAAGGCTCATTATAAAAAGTGGGCTGAGGAAGTCGAGGGAGTAGGCAAAGCGAAAGTCTTTCCTTTATGGGCTGGTGAAGGAACTGTAAAAGTTATCATTGCCAATTCAGAAATGAAGCCCGCTTCTCCTGAATTAGTGCAGGCAGTGAAAGATTATATAGATCCCATACCAGGCATGGGGGAAGGTGAGGCACCGATTGGAGCTACCTTAACAGTTGAAAGCGCACAGAATAAAGAAATCACTATTCGTGCGATGGTTTCTTTGCGAGGAAATACGATTGAAGCTGTTTCTGCTGAAGTGGCAGAAGAATTGAAATTAATGTTCAAAGGTTTGTCGTTCAAGGACTTTCCTTTAAACGAAAAAGCTGCTGTTAAAGTAGCTGCAGTCAGCAATATTCTTTATGCAAACAAGTGGATCAGCGACTATTCGGATGTGCTGATCAATGGGCTTGCTGCTAACTTGGAGCTAGAAGACGTAGAAATTCCGTATTTACTGGCGGTGGATCTCTATGAATAGGTTAGAACGCATGAAATCCTATCTCCCTGAGCATTTTGCTGAATCCCCTGAGATTGTTGCAATATTAGAAGACGGCGATCGGCGTTTCGGCGAGTTAGATAGTGCAATGGATGATGTGCTGAATCAGTTTTTTGTTGAAACAGCTACTTGGGGGCTGGATAAGTGGGAAGATGAATTGGAGATTTTGCCAACAACTACCGATATTCAGGATCGGCGCAACAAAATTATCAGCGAGTTGATAAATCAGACGCCGACGAACTATAAGGTATTGGAAAATGAAATTAATCGATTCTTAAAGAATGCATTATCTCGGGTGCGGCTAATAAAAGGTAGATATGCAATGGAAATTACTATCCCGCTGGATGCAATTGGTGAATGGTTGCCTAAAAAGCTGACCAATATTATTGAAGAAATGAAACCAGCTCACTTGAAATATGAGATTTTGGCTCTAATTGAAGCTGAGGCAATACAGGTTTCTGGGTATGCGTATGACTTCCCCGTCACCTATCCGATCTGTAATACATTTCATACAGCGGACATACCAGGCGTCTTGTCAGAGTTATTGGCAACAATCGACACACGCTCTTATGCTTTTAATGCTAATTATCCAATCTGCGGTACATTTGTGACATCATCTGTTATCTCACAAAACGAGCACATCAATATCACATTGGCAGCGGAGTATCGCGCAAACGACATCTTATATAAACGAGCAGGAACCATATACGCAGGAGAAGGTGAAATTTAATGGCAGAAAATCAAGTGGTCAAACCGGTCGTCATTGACTGGATCAGTGCGTTACTGGAAGACAAGGCGCACCGAAGCAAGGTCAAATTCAACGGGCAATACGTAAACTATGAGATTTATAAGAAAATGCGAGATGAAAACACGTTGCGTATCTATGTCTATCTCGAAACTGAAGAAGGTTATGTGGAAGAAGCGCAATTGCTCACAGCATCCGGTGAAGTTTGGGCGGTCAAACCATTTTCAATAGAGAAGAAGGATGACGGTCTAATCATCGCGTTTGAATTCGATATCCAAGTACGAGAGCGAGGTGTTTCTGATGCCTTATAATCCGACAAAGTGGATCAATACGACATATGACGCGGACGGCGAGGTCTTGCAAAAAGGCACGCCGTACAACGCGGAAAACATGAATAAGATCGAGGGTCAATTGGTCGAATTGGACAAGCTACCAGCAACCGTCGCAACTCACGGTAACGATTTAACTGCGCAAGAGGAACATATCCAACAGGTTGAAGAACGTGTCGAGGCAATGGAGACTAGCAAGGCTAAACCAAACGGCATTGCAACGCTTAATGCAGAGGGGATTATCCCTTCTTCGCAGTTGCCGTCTAATCTAAAAGAGATCCGCCTTGTCAACAGCATAGAAGAGCGCGACGCCTTAGAAACATTCGAGGGCTTACGCGTCATGGTGATGCTCGGAGAGAGTTGGAAAGAATACGTGTGGAACGGTGCGGAGTACATCAAAACTGCAGACTCTGAAAATCTAAATATCGTCCTGTCGTGGGGTAATATTACAGAAAAGCCTACGACGTTTATCCCATCGGCTCACGCACACACCGAATCAGACATTACAAACTTGGACAAGTATACACAAGAGGAAGTCAATGCCAAGTTGCGACTGAAAAGCGATGCAGATCACAAGCATACGGAATCTGACATCACCGATTTGGATAAGTACAGCACTGCGGAAATTGATACTATGATGCGGAGTAAAGCGCCTGCTAATCATATGCACAGTGAATTTTCCGAGATTACCAATCAGGAGAGGCGTCTTGCCGAGTTGGAAAACTCAAGCGGTCAATTGCATACGCACGAAAATAAAGACACGCTCGACAAGCTGACATATTCTGGTTCCAAGCCAGGAATTGATTTAGTCAAAATTGAAGAGCTTGAAAATCATACACACGACTACAAAGACTTAACGAATAAACCTACAATCCCAACTAAGACAAGCCAGCTGTCAAATGACAGCGAATATGTAAAATCTAACGCTGACAGGATTCATGTCTCCTATTCCGATAGCGACATTCCACCTTTGCAACCGAATGACATTGTTCTGAAGGTGATTTAATGCTGAAAGATATTGAGGTATGGGATGGATTACGGTATCGGAAAGTCATCGGTAAAGTGATGACTACAAACGGCTTAAAAGACTTTTACAGACCGATCAACTTTACAGATGATATGTCAACGCAATTGGGTATGACCAGGCTGTCCAGTACCGGCATTATAAAAGATGGGAAACTGACGTTCGATACGTTGATTCGATTTGATATTTCATAATTTAAGGAGTGAGAGCATGGCGTATGTACCAACAAAATGGCGAGATCATATCGTTGACCCGACGCAATCCGAAAAGGACAAAGACGGCAACATCATCATAGACGAATACACGGGCAAACCTAAACCAAAAGTAATTCAAGAAGGCACACGGTTCGCAGCACAGCGCATGAATAATATTGAGGATGGAATTGTTGGAGTTCACAGCGGCATCGACCGTCTGAAATCGGAAAATGACCGCCTGAAAATCGAGATTGAAATGCTTGGTCGGGTGAAGGAAAACAACGGTACATTCTTTGACCCGTTGGATGGCGAGTCGGCGAAAGCACTAACAATATTGACTGAATCGGCGATTGTTCAACTTGCTATAAGCGCAGGAGAAACAACAATCAAACTTGATAAAGTGCCGTTCAAAGTCGGGGAAGTATTGACAATTTTTGATGATGAAAAGCAAGAAGATGTGACAGTTACGAGCGTTTCGGAAAGTGACATTACAGTTGCCGACCTTGTCAATTCGTATAAAAAAGGCGCAGGAGTTGTACGGAGCAATTCGGTTTTAAGTAACAAAAAACTATCTGTCGGTAACTGGGGAAGTTATTCGGTTGATATTACGGAGGTGGTTTGATTATGGCTATACCATTGAAATCTTTGCCTATCGGCAGCGTCGTGAAAGATAAAGATACATTGTATTTAGGTGTTCCTATTGAATTTCTAGTAGTGGCGAAAAACCATGTTAGTTATCCGACGAATTCAGTATCGTTGATCACCAAGAAAATTATCACACATCGACCATTTGACCAAAGAGAACCTACAAACCCGCTATCTTTTGGCAGCTATGGTCAATTGGACAACGGACGCGACAAATACGGGAACAACCAATATCACATTTCTAACATTAGGAATTGGTTGAATTCCGATGTTGTGAATTGGTATAAAAAACAGCACACCTACGATGAACCGCCTATACAGGAGTTGCTTGACGAACCGGGTTTTATGAGAAACATTTCATATGCATTAAAGAAAAATATACTCTTAACATCATTAAGGACAGCGAAAGATAAAAATGACGGTGGGGGCTACACAAACCATTCTGATTTTGTTTTCCTTCCTGCCGCATCAGCTTTGCAGCCGCCTTCATCATCTAACAATGTAGTTGATGGAGAAGGGGAGTTGGAGTATTTTGAGGGATTTGCGATCGCCCGAAAAGCAGCCACCCCAACAACCGAGTCGCTGAATCAGATAAACTTTAGGCCTTTCACGATTACTGCCGATATGAAAAATTCGTACATGACCAGGTCAGTTTCAACAGTTGGATCAGGTAGCGGAGGTTCGTCAAATCAAAATATAGTGAAAGATGGTAAAGCAGGTTCTTCTTTCGCCAATTATTATAGAGGTGTTCGTCCAATGATGAACGTTTCAGATGGTTTGATGGTAGAAGATTCACCTGATGCCGACGGAGCATATGTGATAATCACTAACGATAGCCCGACGGCCATTCTCACTACAGCAAATGAGCGCACTTTCTATGAATCCGATACATTTCCAATCAGTGGCACAGCACAAGATACAAACGCGGGCGACGTAGTAATGGTCAAATACAAAATCAACAACGGCACAGCACGCACCATCGCTTCACCCGTTTCGACAGGCGCAGAATTCCCATTCAATCGTTCGCTCATCTTTAAAGAAGGAAAATTATTCGACGGAACAACAGCGGTCACAACTGCACTCGCAGAAGGGACGCAGCATGTCCTGACTGTATGGGCAGAGGATGACAAAGGCGGCAAATCAGCGGAAGTCACACGTACATTCTACGTTGTTCCAAATAGACCGCCTAAAATAACCGTTGACCCAATCACGCCAAAGTCGGACATGATTGATTCGGACTCGTTCGAAATCAAGGGTACGGTCAACAATCCAGATGCAAACGGTGTAAAAGTACATTACAAAATTGGTAATAGCGCGTTTAATGAAGTGTACACTTCCGATGGAGCAGGCGGTGAATACTCGTTCCGTATTAGTTTATCGCAATTGGTAGTAGGCGCAAACTCGCTTACAGTTCGCGCAACTGACCACTTCGGCGCAGTCGACGCCAAAACTATCACGATTACCAAGACGGGTAATGTAATTCCCCTAAAACAAGCGGTCACGCGGTACAAGATGCTGCCACCAAACGGCACAGCAAAAGGAGTTCTCCTATGGATTGAACGCGAAGTAGGCGATCTGGTTGTCGATGCCAGAATTAGCATGACATCAGCGGGTGAACCCGAACACTTCGTGCCAATGACGAAAAACAAAACAGCCTTTGTCAGTGAAGGAATCGAAGAAGATGAGTATTTGCTTGATGCAGGGGCAGACAAATCGAACATCATCTTGGAAATAACCCAAAAACGGACTAGCACAGCAAGTGAAAAGGGTATCACAAAGATCACGGGGGTGTTCGCATGATTTTCTTGGAACGTCGAGAAAGACGGGATGACGGCACATTTGGAGACTTTCAGAATGTTTTTAAAGGCATGACACCAGAAGAAAAAGTAAAGGCGCTAGAGGACATGAATAAGGCGCTCATGTTAACGGTCACGGATATGTATGAGGAAAACATGGACCTACAAGAGATGAACAGGAACGTCATGATGGTCATTACAGACCTGTACGAAAAGGTGTACGCGGAAGAAGGTGTTACTGAATGAACCCGATTATCCCGATCTACGCAGAACTCATAAAGAGTGGCGACAAGAAAATTAAACAAGTGCCCGCACATCTACGCAAGGACGTGCAGAAGTATCTAGACGCTGGTGAGGCTAATGCGTAAGCTCATTCAAGCGTTTTTATTACGGCTACTTTTAGTAGTGTCGAAGGGTGGTGACAATATGCCAATCGCAGTGATTTATGTAGCTCTTATAATGAGTGGGGATAAGACGTATACGCAAGTACCGAAACACGTACAGCCGGAAGTTAAGCGTCAGTTGGAGCTTCTTGGGTATGGAGAGTTAGCTGAGTAAAAAGGATTCCTTCCCCTTTTGTCGAATTAACCAGACATAAAGGGGGAAAGTTTATGAAAGTTAACATCAAATACAAAGACGAAATCATCAAAGAAACAACGGTTGATCATATCACTTCTCAAAATCATTCCGTAAAAAAGGGCGCAAGGTGGGAAGTTAACGGCTTGGATCTCCAAGTGGTCAACATGGAAATCAATCACCCTGCTAATTACATGGATCTAAATTTTGAGGATTATGACAAGGTGATAGACATTAAAACAAGATTTAAGTGAGAGCGTCCTTCGGGGCGTTCTTTTTTATTAAATATAGAGATAAGGGGTGGGCATATGAAGGGAGTGGAGGTAGATGACGCGTATGCAAGTTACAGGCATTAAAGGTATTGGCGCATTAATCGCCAGCTTTACTATGTACATGATGGATATTGTTAACGAGGCGCTAATTGTCCTCGTTTTTTTAATGCTTGTAGATATGATCACAGGTGTCATGAGGTCGTTTATGACCAAGAGTTGGAATAGCACGATAGGCGCGTCAGGCATCATTAAAAAGGTAGCAGTCATCTTATTGATTGGTATGGCTGGCGCGATTGAGTACATGATGCAGTCGGTAGGACAAGATAGCAAAGGTGTGTTAATTCTAGGTGTGACAAGTTTCTTTATCCTTAACGAAGGAATTAGCATATTAGAAAATTGCGCGCAGTTAGGTTTACCGATCCCACCTATTTTATTCAATGCATTGGAAAAGCTCCATAAAGATCCATATGGCAAAGAGAATCAAGTAGCTCGTAATCCAGATATGGATCGTATTGATAAAGTTGCGATTATGAGGGAGAACGAACATTTGCAAAGTGAATTACAGAAAGAAAAACAGAAGGAGGATAAATAAATGAAAATTAATTGGAGAGTACGCTTTAAAAATCCGGTATTTATCGGTCAACTATTACTCACTGTATTTGGTCCGGTGCTTGTTTATTATGGTTTAGTACCAACGGATATTACTTCTTTTCTCGCGTTGATTGGGTTGTTAAAAGATGCGTTTTCTAATCCGTTTGTAATCGGTACTATGATTTATGGTTTTTACAATGCGCTAACAGATCCGACAGTAGGTGGCATCGGTGACAGTCGGCAGGCATTGACTTATCAGCGTCCGCGGAAGAAGGAGGAGAAATAA